GGGTTTCCGCATCGGGCCGGTGCATGGGGAACTTTCCAGTGAGCAGTAGGCAGTGGGCAGCGCGGGCCGTTCTCGCTTCGTCCGGTCGGTCGTTCGCCTGCGGCACGTCGGGCCGTGACGGGGCTTCTGGGGGGCCCTGCGGCGGCGGTGCGCTGGGGGGCTGGATCGGGGTTTCTTCGGGCCCGGTTTCGGGCGCTTCTTCGGGCTGGATTTCGGGCCCGGATTCCGCGCGCGCGCTCTGATCTCTCTCTCTTCTGATCTGATCTGATCTGATCTGTGTTTTGTGAAGTGAAGGATCCCCGACACTTAGGTCAAACGTGGGATCGACCTGGGTGCGACCTGGGTGCGACCTGGGATCGACCTGGGATCGACCTGGGTGCGACCTGGGTGCGACCTGGGATCGACCTGGACGTCGCTTTTCGTCCGCTGGGGCTGTCTTTTCCGCATCGTCAACGGATACGCCTTCAGCGTAGAAAAGCACCGTCAGCATTCCTTCGCGGATGCGGATCAGCCCCTTGGACTCGAGGCGTCGCAGCGACCGGATCAGGTTCGGCCGCTGGGGCCCAGACACGCCCATGCGACAGCAGATCGTCTCGACCCAGTCATCGCCTACCGCGACGCTTTCGCCCGCCGTGACGCGGTACAGTTCGCCCCCGACGGCGCGATCGTAGAACGATACCTGGTACCAGCGCATGGCCAGATTCAACGGCGCAGGCGCGAACGCGTAGCCTAGCTTCATCGGTCATTCCCCTTCCAGCGCAAGCCCCCCCAGCTCCGCCAGCCGTTCCGATCCCAGGGCCAGCAGCAGCGCGCGCACGCGCCGAATCCGGCATAGGTCGTCCTTCCCCAGCTCCCCTAACGCCACGTAGTGGCGCCCCAACGAATGCACGAGCTCGACGGTCCCATCGTCCGGCCCGATCCCCTCGATCAGGTCGTGCAGTGCGTCGACGACTTCCAGCGCATCCCAGATCGCTTCGGCGACAGCGCCGCGCTTACTTGCCCTGCTGGGACTCTGCGACATACGCCCCCCGGATCTTGCGTTCCTTGGTGACCAGATCCGCGGTGATCGCTTCTTCGATCACGCCCGAGATCGATGTGCCCAGGTGCGCCGCGACGATGCGCACCCGGCGCATCAGACCACGATCGACGCGCACGGGCATCGTCGTTTGCCTCCTACCAGCATTCTTCTTTTCCATGCGTCAGCGTGTAGCGACGACGCATCGGAGGATCAAGGCACTTAGGTGGCATTCGTGGACGACACCAGCCCTAGTGCGTCGGACTGGTCGGGCACACTTGGGAGTGTGCCTTCGTCGGGCTGATCGTCTGCGGACGCGCTGGCTTTGCCCAGTGCGAAGGCGGCAGCCAGCACCAGCCCGCGCAGCACGTTGGGGCCGCGGAAGGTGCGCAGGGCCCATTCTTCATAGCGGCGCTGGTCTTCGGCGCGCAGCTGTTCGGTGTGCTCGAGCATGCGGCCCAGCGGCACGGGCTTGATCTTGTTCCGCATGGCCCACAGCAGGCGCCCCGTGGCGATGCAATCGCCCAGCGCGGTGTGTGCCGCCTGCGCGTCGAAGATCACGCCCCAGCGCGCGCACAGCGCGCCCAGCGTGTACTTGCCGCGCCCGTAGCGCGTCCCGTCGATGCGTCGCGCGATGACCAGCGGATCGAGCCATCCGGGGAAGTCAGGATCGATCAGGGGCGCATCGATGCCCGTCACGCGCGCATGCAGCAGCCGCCGATCGAAATCGGCATTGAACGCGCATGGCACCGCATCCACCGCGACGTCCAGCAGCCGCGCGACGACCGCAGCCAGCGGGGGCGCGTCGGCGACCTGCGCGTCCGTGATCCCGTGCACCGCGGTCGCTTCAGCGGGGATCGGGATCCCGGGGTTCACCAGCGACCGGAAGGAGCACATGACCTCGCCCGCTTCGAAGCGGACCGCGGCCAGTTCGCAGATTTCGGCGCCTGGCGGTAGGCCCGTAGTTTCGCAGTCGAACACGACGATCGGCAGCGATGACCAGGGCGCAGCGAGATCGATCTGCGCCATCAGTCGTCGTCGCGGCTGTGTCGTTCGAACAGCGGTATGCAAGGCGCGCCGCGGAACACGGGCACATCCGCCATTTCGCGAACCTGCTCCGCGACACCCTTGATCGCATGCTCGAAGACTTCGGACATGCGGTAAGGCTGAATGCGCCACAGCACGCGCCCGCTGCTGGCGCGGTACCGCAGCCGCACCGGGATCACGTACATCACGCCCAGCTTGAACACGGGGATCCCGATGCCGAAGCCGCCAGGCACCTTGAGCGAACCGCCTGCGTCATCCTTGTGCGCTTCTTCGAAGTTCACCGCGCCTTCGCCGGTCGATAGGTTGACCACCGTCGACACGCGCTGATCGACGCGCACCGATAGCCCGCGCGACAGCGTCATCAGCTCGGCGCCCGATGCCATCTTCACCCCGACCCGCGCCACGAAGGCCGACAGCATTTCGCTCTTCGTGTCGGGCGGGATGACGTCGGCGATGTGTTCTTCCAGGTATTCAGCGAATGCGGCCTGATCGAGCTCGGTCTTCGATACCTTCGACCATGCCTCCCATTCGGGGCTGACCGGGAAGCGATACACGCCGCGGTACGATTCCCAGTTCGCGCCATCGGTCCGACCTTCGGGCGTCTGCACGCCAGCATTGTCGGCGTCGATCACGGCGGTCATGCACGGGCGTTCCTGGTGTCGATCGTCGACGAAGACCACCGAGTCAGGCGTCTTGTGGCGCAGGACGAAGTCGACGAAGCTCAGAACGGTCGTCAGCGTCGTTTCGCCGATCTTGCGTTCTGGGCGCTGCGCGTATTCATCGATCAGCTTCTTCACCGATCGCAGCGAGACCCCGTTTGGTGCCATGACGATCGGCGGCCCCCCTTCATAGGGGCGCACGATCTCGGCGCGAAGCTGCTCCTTCGCGAAGTCGATCAGATCCTTGTTTTCGCTGTGTTCTCTCATTGATCGTTGCCTTCCATTTTCGCGGCCGCATCGATGTCGACCCGGCTTTGCATCGTCGCGACGTCCTGCAGGTTCATCACGATCTGGCGTGGGTTCTCCTCCAACAGATGGCCCTCCTTCGTCGTGAACATCACCGCGCCGTTGCGCTTGGGCTTCGGCTCCTTCAGGGCTGCATCCCAGTCGAAGGCGGCGATCCCGCGCGGGTCGCACGACAGCTTGAGCTTCAGCGTGATTTCGCCGCCGACCTTCGCGTTACGCGCCCGCGCTTCCATGTGGCAGAGCTTCGTCAGCCGCTGCAGCTTGTCGGTCAGCTCCGCGTTTGCGTCGCCTTCCGCCAGCTTCGCCAGGAAGACCGAGAAGCTTCGCCCGTGATCCTTGTTCGTCGTCATTGTCTCACCCGCACGTTGTAGGAAACCGCCAGCCGACCCGCAGCCGATCGGCTGGCGGCGATGCCGATGGCACCAGCGCCACGGGCGATCATCTGGTCACGCAGCGCCAGCACAGCGCGCTCCCGGTCGCGGTCGCGGTCGCAGCGCCCGAACCGGTGAAACGACAGCGCACCCACCAGTCCGCGCGCGCATGCCTCGAGGCCACGGCGGAACAGCAGTGCGCCGAAAAGCACCTGGGCGGCAATGCAGTCGGCATCAGACCGCCGGCGGCAGTAGCGCATCGCGCGGCGCGACGCGCGCCCCTTGGGATGAAGCTGCAGCAGCCCCCAGGCGCGCGTGCGTGGCTGCACCGCTTCAGGGTTCAGCCCGGATTCGTGGTAGGCCAGCGCCGCCAGCAGCCAGGGATCCTGACCGGTCAGCCGCGCCCCTGCATCGATCGCGGCCGCCAGCTCGTTGACGCGGTCGACGCCGCCAGCTCGACGCGCGTGTGCGACGTAGATGGCTTCCCCAGCGGGCGTGACCCAGATCGTCAGCAGGGTCGATATCGCAAGCGCAAGCGCGGTCATCGTTCAAGCCAAGCCAGCCACAGTGCGGTCATCAGACCGACTCCAAGGATCACCTGAATCGCGGTCATTTCGCCCACCTTATCGACAGCTGAGCTGGGGCAATGGCTGCCCTGGTCAAGCCCGCTGTGTTTGCTGAAAACCGGCTGGCCGACGTCCCATCGATTGAATGAGCACCCGCAGCCTTGCACTTCTGAATGCGGCGGGCGCTATTCACGCGACCGACATGGAAATATAGATTTCGCTCGAGCGCGTACCGCGCCCAGGAGTCGAGATTCGCAAGCTTGTATTCAGTGGATCCGCCCAGGAAGAAGCCATGAACATGACCCAACAGGCGATCTAGGTCCCGCGCATCCGCACCGTCTTGAATCACCGCAAGCGCCCGCAGTGAAGCGACCTTCGGGACCCACCGATCGGTCATGATAGCTGTCGCATGGGCATCCCCGACGACATCGGGAATGACAATCCAGTCAGCGCCTACGCCCATCATCGATAGCAGTGTCTGGTATCGACCATGGTCGAACGGTTCCATGCGCTGATGCGACGTCCATGCGCCGTTGTCGATCGCATAGGGAAAACCTTCCGATCTCCAGACACCCGCAGCGCTGATCAGTACACGCCAGCCGAAACGCCTCATCTCAGCGAGGTTCCGCTTTGTTCCGGTCCTGGACGCATACAGGATCAACGTAACCATTTCGCGCTTGATCTCCCTGTTTCAGCCACCCGGACAGACGCAAGATCAGGAAGATCACCCAGGAGATTCGTGGCGAACCAGACCGCGACGTTTTCACATGTTGGGTTCCCGATGATGTCGTTCAAACAATGATGATCCAGTCGAGCGACCAGTGGATCCACGAATCGATCAACATCAGCGAAGTCTCGGATCCACCCAGACGGGTCGACATCTCCGCTGACTTCGACAGTAAGCTCATAACTGTGGCCATGCATGGCTGCACACTTGTGGCTTCTGTCGACCATCGGCAGCCAGTGCGCCGACTGGAAACTGTAAACGCGACTGATCGTAATCGTCATCAACCCCTAGCCTCCAAAGCCGCATCAGTGAGACCAGCAGCCGCGAACGCAGCAGCGCGTCTTGTGCAGGATGGACAAAGCCCGCATTGCGTAAACGATCCCGAAGTTAGCCCGACGGGTCGCGGTTCGTAACAGGTCCAGGACAATAGGATCGATTCCCAGCACCCTGGCAACGATGCCCCCAGATGGAGCGCATCGGATTTCGATAGCGTAATCAGCGGAACGTCGATCCGAATCCTGCGATCCATGGACGTCGATACAGCATCCTGCGCGGCGCGAACAAACGCGGGTCTGCAGTCTGGAAATGCTTTGGCATCTTCCAACGAAAACCCCGCGACGATCGCGTCGGATCCGGTCGATTCCGCCCAGCCAGAAGCAATCGCAAGGAACATCAGGTTCCGACCCGGCACGATCGCAGCTTCTTCGCTGTCGATGCGCGTTCCGATCGATCGCAGTGCGCAACGTGGACCGATCCCCTTCGCGCCCATGTGGTCGATCTCGTGTCGCACTTTGGCTCGTCGCGCGATCTTCGATGCCTGACTGATCTCGATCCAGTGCTTCTGGCCATATTCGATCGTCAGTGCGACGACATCGTCGTGACGCGCACGCGCCCAAAAAAGCGCGATCGTCGAATCCATGCCTCCTGAGAAAAGGACTATCGCCTTGCTCATTGATTCAGCTTTCCTAGTTCGTTGCCGTATTGGATCCAGCCGGCACGATGGCGGCGGCTGAACAGCTCGAAGCGCCGCGACTGCGGATACATCCGCTCGACGATCTCATAGAACGCATCGGGCTTTTCCGAATGCTGCCCGATGGGCGCAGCGAAGATCGAACGCTGGTCGTGCACCAGCGGCTTGGCTTTGCCGCGCACCGCGATGATGCACACTTCGTGTTCGTTGCGGACGTATCGACCCATGCCCATGTGCCGCTTGCCGTGTTTGGTGAGCTTTTCCCAGATGAGCTCTGACTTCGGCTGATATCCCCAGCAGCGCACCACATGCAGCGCTTCGTCGACCATCGAAGCCAGTCGCCAGAAGAAGAGCACCGAATCGTGCACGGTCGGCGGCAGCGGGAAGCGCGCGATGTCTTCGACGGTCAGCGTCTGGTAGTGCTTCGACGCACCGCGACCTGGGCCCGGTAGCTTGTCGCTGGGCTTCCAGGGCGCATCGACCACGAGCACGTCAGGCCCGACGTAGGCGGGCGGCGTGAAGCGTTCGATCGGCATCCCCGCGCGGATAGAAAACAGGCGCGGCACGAGCTCATCACGGATGTCGCGCGTCTTCGCCTTCGTCTTCTTCGTCGCCATCGTTGTCGCCCTCTCTGGCCGCGCCTGCATCGGCGAACGGCATCATTTCGGCTATCGGGCAGCCGGTCACCGCTGCGATGCGTTCGGCGGCCTGCAGCGACCGCAGCTCGCCACGTTCGGCCAGGCGGATCGACCTGAAGCTGCATTCGGCCTGACGCGCGACGCGCGCTCGAGCCCCGCGCTTGTCCCGAAGCAAGTCAGCTAGTGCCCCCATGACCGGCGGTCTTAGACCGATGCGGATGCACACGCAAGCTGCTAGATTTCACGATGTGCACTCGTCGTGCGGTCTGGCTTTGTCTTGACAGCGCGAGCAAGGTTCCCTACAGGATTTCGGTATTATGGGACGACCTAGTGAAATCGTTTGGTGCGACCGCTGCGCAGCCTGGGGCGCAGTGCATGACCTGGCGCCCGCCTGCGCCCGCTGCGGCGGCGCCGTAGGGCCCGCGGCGCGCGCGGGTGAACCGGTGCTCGTCTCCGAACGCGTCAGCCGCAATGGGCGCCGTGCGTGGCTGCCGGCGACCATCACGAACGCACACCAGGTGCAGGGCGGGGGCTGCGTGATCGAAGTCGACCGCGCTGGCACGCGCGCATGGGTCTGGGGCGCACTGGTGCGTCGGCCCGAATGGTTCGATGCTGATGGCGCCATCGAACCGGAAGACCTGGCCGAATGCGGGTGCGGCGGCTTCGGCTGCGGCTGGTGCCTGGGGCTGATGGCTGGGTGAAATGACCACGGGCATGCAGGCCCGGAAGAAGGAAGGCGCATGGAAGAACAACAACAGCAGCAAGTCACCTTGTCGGGCACTGCCGACGGGCCCCCGTTCACCGTCGTGTGCGACGGGTCCGACCCTGACGACCCACGCTGGCTCGAAGCGCGCAACGCGACGATCGGCGCCAGCGAAAGCCCGACGGTGCTGGGGCTCGATCCGTTTGGATCGACGCTGTCGCTTTGGGCGCGCAAGGTCGGCATCGAACCGCCGCTTGATCTCAGCGACAAGGAAGCGGTGTTCTGGGGGCGGCAGCTCGAAGCATCGATCATCGCTGGCTATGGCGCCCGAACGGGTCGCCAGGTCGTGGGCTTCGGGCTGCTTCTGCGTTCGACGCGCTGGCCATGGCTCAGCGCGACCCCTGACGCGATGGCCACCGATGACGACGAAGCAGACGCCGATTGGCTGGCGCATGCGATCGACGCTTGTCGCGCGTGCGACCACGAAACCGATCCCGAAGAGCGCCAGCTACGGACCGCCGACCTATGGGCCGCGCTTGACGGCTGGTGGCCGCTGCAGACGAAGAACGTGGGGCTCCGCATGGCGCCTGCATGGGAAGACGGGATCCCCGAGCACTACCTATCGCAGGTCGAACATGAAGCGCTGGTGATGGGCTGCGGGCGCGGGACGGGCGCAGCGCTGATCGGCGGTCAACAGCTGGTCTGGGACGACCTGACCGACATCGGGCCAGCGACCGCGACCGGTCAGCGACTGATCAATCGCACACGGCTGTTCTGGTACGTCAACGTCGCCGACAAGGTCCAGCCGCCAGCGGACGGTAGCGCCGATGCGCGCAAGCTGCTGGAGAAATGGTTTCCGCGTCAGGATCCGAACACGATCATCCGCTTGCCCATGGAAGCGATGCGCTGGGCGGACGAACTGGACGAGCTGAAAAACACGATCCGCGAAGCCAAGGGTCGCGCAGATGAGCTTGAAAACCTGATCCGTCAGCAGATCGGCAAGAACGAGCTCGGGGTTCTGCCCGATGGGTCGGGCTGGTCATACAAGGTGCAGCAGAAGAAGTCCTTCGTGGTCGCGGCGTCGGAGTCGCGCGTGCTGCGTCGGACGAAGGCGAAGAAGGGGCAGCAGTCATGAGCGGACCGACCACGGACAGAAGCGGGCGCATTCAGAAGCCAGATGGACAAGGCGAAGCGCCACAGCAGCAAAGCCTCCTGCGCCTGCTGCGAAGCCCCGAGCTGAAGGGCGAGATCGAACGCGCGCTTCCGAATCACCTGACCGCCGACCGCATGCTTCGGATCCTGACGACGTCGCTGCGCACCGTCGAACACCTGGCCGAATGTTCGCCGCCATCGTTTCTGGGCTGCGTCCTGCAGGCATCGCAGCTCGGGCTGGAAGTGAACACGCCCCTACAGCATGCGTTCCTGATCCCGCGGCGGAACAAACACGCGAATAACCGCTACGAATGCACCCTGATCATTGGCTACCAGGGGCAGCTCGAGCTGTCGCTGCGGTCGGGACGCGTCGCGGGGATCAGCGCGATGGTCGTCAAGGAAGGCGACTACTTCGAGCACGAATACGGGCTGACGCCGAAGCTGCGCCATCGCATGTCGCCCGACCCCGACCGCGAAGACAGACCGATCACGCACGCTTGGGCATGTGGCGAGATCAAGGGCGGGGGACAGCCGTTCGTCGTGCTGTCGCTGGCGCAGATCGAAGCGCGAAGGTCGCGCAGCGCCGCCAGCGGCAGCGGCCCCTGGGTGACCGACTACGAAGCGATGGCCACGAAGACGGCGCTTCGGGCGCTCTGGAAGTTCTTGCCGAAGTCGTCCGAAATGGCGCGCGCGGAAACGCTGGAAGCAGCTGTCGAAAGCGGGCGCAGCCAGATCAGCGCCATCGACGAAGGCATCCAGGAACGGCTGCTCGCGATGGGGCTGCAGGATGCAGACGAAGACCAGGTGACATCATGAAGCGCGCGATGCTGGCCGCGGCCCTGCTGCTGTCGCTGACCGCCCAAACGCATGCGACGACCAGCGAACGCTGCGCATGGTGCACGACGCGCACGTGTTATCGGCGCTGCCCGATGCCATGCGCATGCCTGCACGATGGCCCAGGCGCGCGCGGCCAGTGCGTGCTGCTGGATAGCCGATGGCGCTAGGTGACTTCGCTTCGATCCAGCAGCTGGCCGAAGCGATGGGCGTTCACCCGTCCACGCTTTACGCCGAATGCAAGGCGGGCGCATTGCCCGGGGCGTATCGCGTCGGGCGCCGCATCATCGTGCATGTGGCGACCTTCCTGCAGTCCACCGAGCAGATAGGATCGAAGGATGGAAACGAAGATCATGGTGACGCGCAGCGCTGACGGGATCGTCACGCTGACGATCAGTAGCGGGCCGCGACGCGCGGCGGTCCGCATGACCGCGGATGGATCCCGCAGCCTGGCCGTCGAGCTCATGATGGCCGCCGAGCCGATGGACGTGCACCTGCGTCGCGATCTGAAAGGGCGCTATGTCGACGCGTAAGGTCTTCGTGGTCTACGTCTTCGATCCGCGCTGCGATGCGGTCCATCATCACCGGATCGCGGCCCCCGATCGATTCGCTGCTGTAGCGGGCGTGAAGGTCATCTACGGTGAACGCACGTGGGGGATGCGCGCCCATGCAGTCGAAGCTGTTGATCCGCTGCACGTCGAGCCATCCAATCGCGGCAGCGACTTGTCAGCATGCAACGTGCGCGAGCGCGACCCAAATAAATGGGAGGATCTATGAAGGCAAACACGATCACATCCGGTGTCGTCCATCGCAGCGAAGCGCCGCCCCCCACGGGGCGAAAAATGCGCCGCGCTGAGCAAGCGCTGCGCAAGCGCCAGCTGCGCCGCGCGGCGCGGGCTGCTGCGCGCGCCGCGCGCCTGAAGGCGCAAACGCCGAAGGGCGGATGAACGACGAAACCCCCCAGGCCGGTCAAGCCTGGGGGGTTCGTCGGTTCGGGGGCCGAAGCCCGTCACTGGTTTTGCGCCTACGTGCGCGCGCTACTTGCCTTGCGGCATGCCCGGGGGCTTGATCGAATGATAGCCAGCCTGGATCTCCCGGTAGAAGCGATCGAGCTCGGCCTTCAGCACCAGGTTGCTTGCTTCCAGCCGTTTGCGGTCGCTTTCCAGATCGGCGATCTGCCGTGATGCGCGGTCCAGCTGTCGCGCCTGCACCATGAACTGCTCCTGCAGGTCGTCATAGCGCCAGCGGAGCCGAAGGTTTTCGTTCTGCGCCAGCTGCAGCTGCTTTTCGATGGCGTCGATTTCTTCATCCCGCGCCTTGCCCGTGGTTTCGAGCTCACGCACGCGCGCCAGGACCGTCGCTTGCCACTGTTCGGTCAGCTCGAGCTGCTTTGCTTGTCGCCGTTCGCGCATCCGGAACAGACCGAACAGCGCCATGATCGCGCTGCCCACCCAGGCGGCGAACTGCGTGAATCCGCCCCCGATGTCCATGTCGCGACCCCTTCCAGCTGCGGCGACGATCATCAGCATGCCGGATCGTCGCCTGGTCGATCGGCCCACATGCCGTGCGGGCGACCGGATGCGGCCAGCAGTGCGACCGTGTTTGGCCCGGGGATCCCGTCGCAGTCTTCGTGATGCATCCCGAGCGAATGCTGACGACGCGCCCACACATCCAGATCGTCGCCAGCGTCGATCATGAAGCCTTCGTAACCGGCATCCCGAAGCAGCTCGAAGACTTCATCACCGGGATCACCTGGCCCGCGGTTTCGCGTGACGTTCCGATGGCCGAACACCCCGACGAAGTCGCGGCCGCGCGCGCCGCCAGGCATGTGCGCCAGATGCCCGTATGTGCCGACGCCGAGCGAAGGCGAAGCCATGCGCCGGGTGATCGTCCGTTCGCGGACATACTGGCGCTGAATGCCCATCACGCGCGTGATGACGTCGCAGATCAGCACCGCTGTGCGCAGCGTCGACTCCCAGACGCCGCCATCGGCGGCCTGATACATTTCGATCCCGACGCTGACTTCGTTGACGTGCCCTGCGTGGTACGCGACGACGCGCTGCAGATCCGCCAGACAGCAGAACGATCCATCTGAATCGATCGCGATGTGCGCGCCCGCCTGGCGCTGATCTGACGTGAACCGCCCCCCGAGCACCTTGTCCCAGCCCAGGTTCGGGCCGATGCCATCGCGCAGCCGCACGGGCAGACCCATGCGCGTGTGAAGGCAAACGCTGCGGACCCATGCGCCATCGCTGCGCGGCCGCCAGTCGCGGCGCGACGAAAGCGCGACGCCTGGCAGCTCGATGAAGTCCGCGCTGTCGATCCCATCGACCGGGTACCGCTCGCCTTCGATCACGATCATCAGCTGGCCTCCTAAGTCCCGTAGATGATCAGCATCGTCGCACCCAGTGCAGACAGCAGGGAAGCAGCGGCTGTGAAGGTGTAGGACCGCGACCAGTGGCCTAGTTTGGCTCGTGTTTCTGCCAGGGCTTCGCCTTGCGCCTTCAGTTTGGCCCGCTGCGCGGCGATCTCATCCTGGTCGGCGATGACCTGCAGCCGCAGCACTTCGGACGTCCGCAGCGCCGCGGCCAGCGCGGCCGCGCGCGCGTCATCCGCCTTGCGCATCGGCTCGAGCCCCTTCGCGTCGGCCAGCGTTTCGCGCCAGAGCTGGGCTTCGACCCAGTAACCCCTGCGTCCATCCGATCCAGCTGCGGGCTCGACGTCTTCGGCCCTGACGCTGCTGGCGGTCAGCAGCAGCCCCAGCACGATCAGCAGCGATCCGCGTTCGCGCCGCTTGCGTTCGGCCCAGTCGCGGGACGTGTCGAGCAGCTCTTCGTCGGTTTCGTCCATCACGCCCGCCTGGGCGCCTTCTGCGGCCACGCGCGCGTCATCCGCAGCTTCGGTCAGCCTGCGCGTTTCGGTCGCCTCAGCGGCCGCCAGCTTGCCCAGACCGGCCCGAATCGCGCCAGCTGCAGGCGGGGGCGGGTCCGAAGGCGTCAGCGCCGCCGGTCGCCAGCGGCCCAGGCGCACCAGCCCGAAGGTGACCACCATCAGGATCCCGGCCAGCGTCCAGCCGCCCCAGCGCTTGATCCATGCCCATGCGGCCATCATCGCGAACCGTCCTGCGAATCGGTCTGCGACCTGGTCGGCGGGATGCTGCTGAGCGGTGCGGGCTGCGGCTTCGGGGCGAACCGCTCGGGCTTGCCGCCCAGCGCATAGCCCATCGCATCCCCTGCGGTGCGCGCCCATTTGAATCGGTCGCGCAGCGCGTCGAACGTTCCGATCAGGACCCGCACACCCAGGACCACGCCCAGGGCCAGAAGGCCGCCTTCACCCGTTACGTCTATGCAGGTCGGATCCATCGTGACTCCTTCGCGTTGTTTGGGTTCAGAACGTGCTTCGCGGCCCTCCGCCGACCGAATGACCGAAGACGAGCCCCTGGCGCTTGTCCAGGTCGACGACCTGCAGCGCGGCCCAGCAGATCAGCCGCCCGCGCGACTGCGCGCAGCTCGCGGGGCTGGTGAAGACCTGCGGCGCGACGTAGTCCGCCCACCAGCGTTGACCGTCGCGCAGGTCGCGAAACACGCAGACCGCGTGCCCGCCTGCTTTGCCATCGTCGCGGCGGTACCAGATGAACAGAAGCCAGATGTCGACCCAGTGACCCGGCGCAAGGCGCGTGACGGCTGCCCTGTAGGCCGCATGGTCGTCGCAGTCGCCGACCATCAGCCCGCGCTTGATCCGGCGCTGCACGCGGCGCGGGTGCGTCGGGTAGTCGAACAGACCGCGCAGCGGATCAGATCGCCACTGCGCGCCCCAGGCCATCGCAGCCGAGATCGCATGTTGGTTCAGCGCTGGCATCAGCTGATCGCCCGGAAGCAGACCGCCGATCCAGATCGTGAACCGGTACCACCAGCGCATAAGCCAGTGGCCGCGGCGGTAGAACAGCGAAACCAGCCAATCAAGCCTCATTGCCTGTTACTGCGCAGCCCGACGTCCGACCATCGGATCTGCACCCACCAGACTTCGAAGGCTTCGGTGCTGGTGAGCTCGTTCGCGATGATCTCGATCCGGTATCGCTTGTTCGCGGGATCCATTTCGGCCTCGCTGGTGCCCAGCGCGTTGGGGCTCGAGCTGTCGTTCAGCTGGATCAGCTGCGCGCCGCTGGTCGACGTGCCGCTCTGTTCGCCGACAACAGCCAGCGTCGACGTGGAATAGGCGGGCGTCACGTCGGGCGTGACTTCGACCACGCGCACCGTCGGGACCGAGCTGTTGGCGGGGGCTGCGGTGTTGTTCACGACGCACTGCACAGCCTGCAGGAATGCGCCCTTCGGCAGATCGACCGCCCACAGCAAGCGCGGCCGCAGCTCCTTGGATGCGTTGCTCTGCAGCGTAGACCAGCTGTCGGACGCCACGGTGAAGGTCCAGACAGCGGTATCGGGCAAGCCCAGGTAAAGCGGTCGGGCCCGCTCCATCGCGATCATGGTGAAGCGCTGCCGCGCTGGCGAATAGTCGATCTCCGCCGACCCCGACAGCAGCGGGCTGGTGGCGAAGGTCTGCACGCCTTGCCACGTCGAAGGTACCTGCTTCGAGTTAGACGCCAGAACCTTCCAGATCCCGTTCGTGTACGCGATCGCGACCGCTTCGGCTGGCTGCAGAACCATGTCGGCGCTGCCCGGGCAGAACAGCTTGTTGCCGGCCGAGCTGCCCGCATCGTTGTGCTTCAGCGTGATCGTGAACGCGCTTTCGTTGATCAGGTGCCGGATGATCCGAGAGTTTTGATAGGTCTGCGTCCCGTCAAAGCCAGTGATCACCGCGTTGCCAGATGGCACCAGCCGGAACACGTCGGCGTATCCCCAGCCGGTCGGCGCAAAGTTGTTCTCGGTCGCAGCAACAGCGGTGCCGAACGATGCCTGGTCGACGTTGATCTGCTCGAGCAGCCGCCAGCGGGCGCTCGTGGCATCGTAGGAGATCGCGACCGAACCGCCTGGCGCGATCCACTGGCCCAGACCGTTCGGGGTGAACGTGCGATTGCTGGCCGAGCTGCCGACGTTGTCGTGCTGGATGAAGATCGGGAACGTGCCGACGTTGATCAGCAGCTTGCGCTTGAGAAGCGCCGTTGCGTCAAAGCCGCTGATCCCCAGCGTCGTCGTGGACGACAGCCGCACGATCGTCGCGTCACTCCAGCCGGCGGGCGCGTAGTTGTGCGTCGATGCGGTGATCGCCGACGGCGTGATCACGTTGTCGCCCAGGTCCCCAGGCGTCAGCGTGGCCCACGTGGCAATGCCCGCTGTCGTGCGCAAGAACTGACCGTTCGTCCCGACAGCGAGCTTCGACACCCCGATCGCGGCCGCGGCGTCGATGTTGGCGTTCAGGATCTTCTGCGCGATGTAGCTGGCGCCATCGTAGGCGATGACCGCGTCTGTTCCGGGCGTCCCGATCGTCGCAGCGTCCAGGTTCTTGCCGCGCAGCGATGCGGCATCGGTGCTGCCGATCTCCGCGAACGCAAGCGCGCTGACGCCCAGCGTGATGGGATTGTCAGTCGTCAGCTGAAACAGCGAATCGGCATTCACCGAGCCTTCGGCGACGGGGATCAGGCATCCGGCTTTGATCTCCGCATCGGCGTCGAAGTCCGCGGCGCGGGTCCAGCCGATGGTCGCGGCGACGTAGATGCCATTTTCCGATGCGGTGCCTTGCGCCTTCACCAGAACGCGGTCGCCGTCGGCCAGCGACACGCCATCGATGGTCAGCAGCCCCGAGAGCGCGATGTTTGCGATCGTCGCGACCCGGCACGTCGACTTGTATTCGACAACGCTTGATCCGATCGGCGTCGCGGTGATGTCGATGATCGTCTTATCGTTCACCGGGTCATCCGTGATGACGACATCACCGGTGAAGTCGATCGCGTTGCGCCGCGGATAGGTCGATCCGCCGTTCTCCGACAGATCCTTGTAACCCAGAAGATCCTTGATCCAGACTTCGCCTGACACGTCTTGCCCCCGTTCAGCGGCGCGGGCCGCGGATGATGTGCCCAGCTTCAGCGGCTGCGATGAACCGACCGTGCCCCCAGCGGATCATGTGGCCATGCGCCAGCGATCCGGGCGCGTCCAGCCGCCCGACTGACGCGACCGCTTCGAAGGTCTGCCCGTCGTCGAAGGACGCCATGTAGCCCTGCTCCACGGATGACTGCACGACGATGGGCCCCGCAAGGTCGGCAGCGATGCGGCTGCGCGCCGCCGAGCTCGCACCGTCGACGCCCGCCGATGCGCGCAGCGACCACGACGTCCCCGACGGGGAATAGGTGACTTCTGCAGGCGCGGCCGCGCTGACCGCTACGAACACGTTTCCGTTCCAGGCGACCGATCGAAGCTGCTTCGTGCCGACCGTCGACCGCTCGGTCCAGGTGATGCCGTCGGCGCTGGTGATCACACGCGCGCTGGACCCGTCGCCGCCGACAGCGACGAAGAGCCCATTCGCGAAGATCACATCGAGCATGTCGTAGTTGATCGGCGACACCTGCTCGGCCCATGTGATCCCGTCAGTCGATCGAAGGATGTACGAATCGCCCGCGACCGCCTTGCCTACGGCGACGAAGACGCCCGCGCCATCGCTGGCGATGGCCTCGAGATCCTGTGCCTGCGCGTTCGCCCGTTCGGTCCAGGTGCTGCGCGGGTCAGCCGCGGTGATGATGTACGCGTCGGCGCCGTCGGAATCGCCGACAGCGGCCCACAGCTCGAGCACCGGGTCATACGCGACGCCGCGAAGCGGGAAGGCCTTCGGGTTTGCGACTTCGACCCATGCGGCCCCATCGCGCGAAACCAGAAGCGCTGCGTCGCCGCCATCGTCGTCGCCGACAGCCACGAACGCAGGGGCGAACAGAGATCCGCCTTCGTCGATGTAGCCAGCAGCGATCCCGTTCAGGTCTTCGGTGACGGGCGTCGAAATCGGTTCCATGCCCGCAGCCGGCATTCTGCGGGCGTAGACGATCTCATCCCGCAGAGCCTGGAAGACGGGGTTCACGGACGCGACAGCGCGCAGCTCGCCATCGTTTGGAAGCGAAAGTTCTTCGCTGGTCTTCGCTGTCCCAGCGTAGGCGCTTGGCATGTTCTTGCATCCTTCAGCCTGGCCAGTAGATGGCCGCGGCGCTTCTGTTTTCCCAGCGGTCCCAGTCCCCGGTCGGCGTCGGCGACCACGAACCGCCATCGAGCACGACGATCACGTGTTCGACGACCACATGGGCGGGCTTCCATTGCCTGACCAGGTTCTGCACCGATCGGACTTCTTCGCGGCTGGCATTGCTGCCCCAGGTGCCCCCGTCGCCCCAGATCCCAGGGTCGCCCCAGTCGCCATCATTCGTCCACGGGTGCGCTGTGATCACGACCCAGATCCGCGACCAGTTCGCCGGGTCTGAATCCCAGTCCCATTCATGGTTCTGGTAGATCGTCGCGGTGAAGCCGAGCTTGCCCAGCTGGTCGATGATCCCGATCGCGGTGCCCGCCTGCTGCCAGGCGTTCCAGGCGTCGAGCACGCGCGCGCGATAGGCGGCCAGCGATTCGGCTGGAAAGCGCGGCATCGACCGCTCAGCGCCCAGCAACGGGTAAGCGTCATCGGGGAACGTCTTGGACTTGAAGAAGCGCGCCGTGACCGCCTGCTGCGTGCCTTCCGATAGGGCATCGAGCATCAGCCCCAATACGCCCATGAAGCGCTGCCCCCACGTGTTTCGTAGGAAGCCTGGGCTCTGGCGGTACATCCATTCCCGCCAGTCGCGCGCCTGACGCGTCACTGGGGGCGTTCCAGCCTGCGCAGGCACGGGCGCAGTGGATGGCGGCGTCGTCAGGCTGTAGCTGGCTGAAGCGGTCATGATGCGGCGTTCCCTGCACTATCGATCGCGACGACCTTGACCTCGGGTGATGCCGTCCAGCCGCCGGTGCGCGCGATGCTGAACTGCTGCAGGTTCATCGAATCCACGCGCGAGCTCCCGGCGGCGAAACGGGGCGTGAAGGCCGACCCGTCCCAAACGACTTCGGTATCGCCCGAGGCGTAGGCCACGTAAACGAAATACGCGACCAGGGCCGTTTCGTCTTCGACGTCGAAGCTGATCGAATCGCCTGGGGCGATGCTCGAGCCTGGCGATGGTGAGAAGTTCGTGACAGTCGGGGGCGTGACGTCTTCACCAGCGCCACCAGCAATGGGCTCCGACAGACCGCCCGTGTAAACATGCGTCGCGGGCTCGGGCCCCATGTCCAGGTCCTGCGAAAACTCCAGCCAGCCGCGCGGCGCGGTGTTCAGCGCACCGCTAGCGTAGGTCGTCGATTCGTTCTCTGGAAGGTCGGCATCGGCTCCGCCGCGTGTGAACGTGATGTAAGGGCCTGGGCCCTGGGCTGGCGCAGCAGTCGACCGAACGCCGATCTCGACCAGCAGCCGATCTCCAGCGATCGCACTGACGTTCGACAGCGTCCCGAAGCCTGCGGGCGGAAATCGCGTGTTGCGCTGCGTGGCTGGTGGCGTTCCGCTTGCCTGCACAAACTCGGTTCCGCCAGACGTCTGGGGGCCCAATAGCTTGCCCCGTATCGAACCGTCCGGCTTGATCACGTAGATCGCGATCTGCGCGAAGGCGTTATCGGTGCTGTTCGTTTCGCCGCAGATCAGCTGGCCCTTGACGGTCCCGCTGATCTCGACGTCGACGCGCAAGGGGCGGCTGAAAAACGAGCAGTAGCGGTAGCGCCCTGCGGATGTGAAGGTCGCGCCGAAGCCATCGAAACCGCTCCACAGAAAAACAGCGGGCGCCTTCAGCAACGATCCGACGCGCTGCGGAACCTGCGATCGCCCTGTGCCATCCCATTCCGACGTTTCAACGTTCAGGATCGTATCCGCCGATGCGGCCATCCCGAGCTGCGGCGAATAGTAGAACCGCGTGGTCATGGCGTGACCTCGGTACCATCCCAGGGGCCGACGGCTTCCAGCCCATACCGATCCCAGTTGTAAAGCAGCTGGTTTGATTCGGTGATCTTCATGGGCTCGGGGCCCGTCTGGACTTCGACGATCGGGCTTCCTGATCCCGGCCCCAGCCCGTAAGACCAGCGGGACGCGCCCTTATGGAAGTAGGGTGTCGATACCGTGCTCTGGCCCTCTTCGTTCACGAAGATCGACCGCTTGCCCAGCGCGGTGCCGACCACAGCACCGTTGACCAGAACGCTCTGCGATCGGTTCGTCTGCTGCCCCAGCGGAAGCTGCTGAGCCAACAGCTGATTAGGGATCCGCCCAAACTTCTCGCTCGCTTGGTTGATGTCCAGAAACGTCACGTAGTTGTGATAATGCGGCGAAGTCTCGATCGTGCTGTCTGCTGATCCGGCTACGAATGACGACGAAGCGCCGACCCACGGGCACTCATCCCCAGGGGGGCCATTGTCTAGCGCTTGCAGGCCTACGTATTTCCACTTCCGTGTCGTGTGCCATTTCATCATGAAGAACCATGAACAGTCCGAGCTCTGCCCGTCTTCGCCGATGGCATCGCAGACGCCGATCTGCGCGGTCTTCATTTGATCGGGCGCAAGGTTGAAGAAGCTCTGGCTGCCAGATGGTGCGCCGGCCAGCGTCGCATAGTGGCTAGTCGGCGTAGCGTTTCCCGTTCCGCCCCCGCCAGGCGCGGTCGTCGCAGTGCAGCCAGCGCTCGAGGCCTTCGCCTTGAAGCTTGTCGCCGCATCGATGGTGTCTTCGGCGTAGTACCAGGAGATCCCTCCGCCGACGTCCGACGCGATCCGAAGCAGCATCTGATGTGTGTAGCCGCGATAGCTGGACGGCGTGAACGCGACCCCGCTAGCGGATCCGATGATCTCGGACGCATCGAAGCCATGGGGGCCAGCGCCCGATCCACGCTTGCGCGGATGCAGCACGACGCGACCGCCCCCGACCGAATGGATCTGGCCTGATGCGCCCGTCGCAGCCTGCGTGATGGCTTCGCCGCCCAGCAAGCCATCGGGCACCGTGCCCACCAGCACGATCGAAGCGCGCGCTTCCAGCAGGATCCACGCATTTGTTGCCAGCGATCCATAGGTGTCCTGCGACGCGTCGCGGATCTCCCACGAAACGGTCCCGCCGGGAACGGCGACTTCGCGCGCATTCACTGCGCAGCTGGTCGCGCTGATCACGCTTTCGATCTGGTAGGCGTTTCCATTCGCCACGATGAAGCGTCCTTTGTCGGTCGCGTAAGCGTCCGACACGAGCCCCGAGAGCCCGGTCACGATGCTTTGCCCTGCAGCGGCCGCAGCGAAGACCGCGCCAGACCCGCCGGCATTCGTGATCGGCCCGATCACGCCGTAGCTCGATGCCCAGCGATCTTCTTCCGGGTCCGTGCTGATGGTCTTCGTCGTTGCGTCGCTGCTGGCAACAACGGACCATCCAGCCGCCTTCATGGCCCGTGACAATGACCAGAGCTGCTTCCGCACGGACGTCGCCGTGTCGGGCTGAACGTTCGCCAGGATCACGTGGTTCAGGCTCGACATCAGACCGACTCCCACGACAGCGAAAACACCGGGATCGCGACTTCGTTGCGTTCCATCGTGATGTCAGCCAGGGGCGTCGTGAACGCGACGTTACGGACCCCGACCTGCAGAAACGCCCGATACAGCTCACCGAAGACGATCACACCCTTCGCGTCGACGTCGCGCTTGTATCCGCCGACGTCCAGAGCTCGGAAGTAGTCGTTCAGCGCCGCGACGATCAGCGCTTGCGTGGTCGCATCGTTGTTCGCCGCCAGGATGTAGGCCTTCGCCTGGATCGTGACGTCGCGCCGCAGCGCGCTGAACACCTGCACATCGGCGCCAACGGCGACCCGGCCCACGCCATCGGGGACCCCGTCGAGATAGTCCTGAACGGTCGAAACGACCGCGCTGGATAGCTCGCCAGACGCGCCCGCGATGTACACGTCGACGGTCCCAGGCCCGCGCGGGTTCTGGTCGTCCACGAAGGCGCGGGTGACCGATGCAGCCGCTTCGCGGGCCAGCGACGCATAGGCCAGCGACGGGCGCGCAGGCGACAGCAGGGCCCATTTGGCCCGGTTTCGTTCGCGCAGCTCGTCGTCGGTTTCTTCGTCCGACCCGTTGACCGTGATCCATGACGTCGCGCCCGACGGGATCGGGTTATTGATCGTCACGCCCGCCAGTGGCGTCTGCAGCTCGAGGATCGTGTTCGGCGCGACGTCACGATCGGCGCCCGCAGTCTCCGCCTTGAAGGTCGCGCTGACGGTACCGCCGGCGGGAATCGTGAAAGCGCCCGTGTTTCGGTACGTGAATCCGTTGACCGAATCGACAGCCACCAGCTGGCTGGCGATGACCGAATAGGGCCCGGAGCCCGGGGCTGCCACGAGCTCGATCAGCCCTTCGGTGTAGCCGGCTTCTTCGCGATCGTTGTCGTAGTGGCTTGCGGACAGCAGCGTCAGGTAGCCGCCCGACGATGTCTCATTGAAGCCAGCTTCGGTGATGTCCGCGACCCCTTCGGTTTCGTCGGCGAAGACCTGGGCGAACGTTTCCAGCATGGACCGTTGGACGCTGCCCGCTTGCCAGCTGGTCGACGAGAAGCCCAGCGCGGCCAGCTGGTCGATCAGGATCTGAAGCGCTTCGTCCTTCGTGACGGGCGTTCGTAGTTGTCGGACGGTCAGCGATGCCATGGCCTACGTGTTCTCCGTCAGGATTTCTGTCGTCAGTGCATCCGCGGTCAGCGTCAAAGCGAAGGGCCCATACTGATCCTGCAACAGCAGCTTGATCACCAGGTCTTCGCCCGACAGCGTGACGTCCGCCGCGGCGTCGATGATCCGCTCGTCCTTCAGCGCTTCCTTGACGCAGATGCGCGCGACTTCTTCCGCCGAAGGTACCGGGCCGTTCAGGTACGCGCCCGCGCCCGCGCCGTAGTCGTCGTCATAGATCAGGGTGCCTGGCTGGGCGAGAACGCGACGGGCGACCGCTTGCGCCAGCCCCTTGCGCCCGCTGACCACGGTCAGGTTCGGATCGATGTCAAACTCGCACCAGAAGTCAGTGCCATGCAGCGGGTCGGCCATGGTTCACACGATCTTGTGAAGGGTGCTCAGGGATGCAGCGATCGCCGTAGTGAAGGCGGTCGTCGCGGTCGTGAAGGCCAGGCTGGCTGCAGTGTAAGCCGCTGTCTCGGGCCCGGTCGGCGTCGGGATCTTCACGTAGAAGTCTAACTCGGTCTGCCAGGTCGCCAGCGCGCCCAGCCAGATCGATAGCGCGCTGGTGAAGGTCTGGCCGCGCAGCAACGGTTCGAGCGCGATCAGGGGCTGATCCCACAGCCCAGCGACGGGCTTAGAAGCGTCGCCGTTCTGAAACCACACGCAGAGCCGATCGCCTGGCGTCACCGTCACCTTCAGGCCTGGGGCGCCCGTCTGCAGCGGTACGTGCGTCATTCCCGATCCGCGGATTCGCGCGTCGTCGGGGATCAGGTCGATCGTCCCGTCTGCGTGCTGCAGAACGGCGCGCGCTGAGAACACCGTGGTCAGGTCCATCGCGCGGGCCGACGCCGCCTTCGCCTGCGCAGCGAAGATCGCCGCAGGTCCACGCGGATCGCCTTCGGGGTGCTCCGACGTCAGGATCTGTTCGATGCCGCGGGCCGAGAAGTTCGTGACGACGTCGACGACGTTCACCGCGCCTTCGAGGCTTGCGTAGGTCATCCCTGGACGCACCAGGGGCTCTTCGGTCGCGATCGTGATGGTCCCCGTCGATTCGTCCCTGCTGACTTCGTCAGCGTCGGTCACGATCGGGACGAAGACCTCCGACGTCAGGATCTGGATCAGCCCTTCGCGCGATACGCGCCAGAAGCCGCCGACCTGGTCGGCCAGCTGCTTTATCCCCAGGCGCGCTTCGCCTTGCGGCCGCGAATAGCGGGCCTGCAGGCGCCCAGCCAGCAGGGCGACGGTCACCGGATCAGGGGCCTCGAGCGCATCGGCGCAGATGTCGGTGAAGACCAGGCCCAGGGGCGCCTGATAGTAGTATCGGGGATCCAGCGACTTGCGCAGGCCGCCAGCGCCGCCGATCACGCGGGCGACGTACTTGCCATTGTCGACAGCGCCCGATGTGACGACGCCGATCCAGGTCGATGCGCCGACCGTGATCGCGACCGATCCCGACGCGAAGACCGCGCCCAGGTCGTCATCGACTTCAATGCGGGCCGTCCAGGGCCCGCGCTGCGGTTCGTGGATGGTCCCGCTGATGATCGGAAAACCATTCGCGGCGATGGCGGTCATACCAGCCCAGCGAAGTTTGAAAGCGCGTTCGGTGGGTTGCCTGAAGGCTCGCCCACGATCTTCTGCAGCGGGACCGCGGGCGTTTCGACCTTCGGCTTCGGCAGCGGTCGCCATTCGACCGCTTCGATCGTCAGCTGCAGGATCCCATCGTCGAGCTCGGGCAGCGCGATCGATTCGATGTAGACGGTATCGATGCCCAGAAACTGGGTGGCTGGGTGCCTGATCTGCAGCGGCTGACGTGGGAGGCCCATGCGCGGCGGGTGCAGTTCGGCGATCAGCAACTGCATCAGCGCCCAGGCTTCAAGCGAGACGAAGCGCCCGACCATCGTCACCTTCGCGGGCACGTAGCCGTGATCGGTCGTGCGCGCGCCATCCTTGCCCTTGGACTTCTTCACTTCGACGTCGCGCGAAACCGATCCGGTCACCTTCCAGACGCCCGGTAGCGATGACGTGCCGAGCCCCAGTCGATCCCATTCGTCCGGATCCGTTTCCCAGTACGCGACGCCGATGCCGACAAGTCCCATCAGAATGCCTCCCGCATGGGTCCATCTGCGAAGTCTTCCAGTGCCTTGCGTGCGCCTTCGCGCACCGCTTCCGCCGTGCGCTGCGCATCCTGACCGCCCGTGACGTTGACCTGTATGGACGGCGCGACCGTGACGGTTCTGGCCTGCGGCTGCTGCGGGCGCGGGGTTGGGGTCGGGGTCGAAAAGATCGTTGAGAAGAACCGCTCGGGGTCAGTGAACAGCATCGAAGCGCCCGCGATGTCGCCGCCCATCGCACCAGCCGCTGGCAGACCTTGCTGGATCGCCGCCATTTCGGTCGGCAGCGGGGGGGGCCTGCTGGATGCATCCCCGAACAGCAAACGATGCAGACGCCCCGCTTCCTTCGCCGCATCGCGCAACGCGTCGACCAGCTCGAGGATCTTTTCGGTCAGCCGCAAGCCCTTTTCAAGCGCGATGCCGAGCTCTTCGCCCAGCACGCGGCCCCAGTCGCGCGTCTGCGTGGGATCGACCGCGCGCCCGAAGTCTTCCATCGCGGTCACGATGTCCGGGATCTTGGATCCGAAGCCCTCGGCAAACGAGATCCCGAAGTCGATGGCGCGACCGAACGCCTTGATCACCGCGTTGATCCCGCGGGTCAGCGTCTTGGTGTCGATGTTGCGCAGGGCGCCCTCGAGCTGATTCACGATCTTGCGCACCTGCTTCGTGTCGATCAGCTCCCCCAGGTCCAGCAGAAGGCGCCCGGGAAGTGTCTTCAATCGATTCACCATGCCGGTGAGCGTTTCATCGGCGAACTGCCGCCCAGCATCGCCAGCGCGTTCGATCCCGACCTTGTGAAGGATCGCGTTCTGAATCGCGAGCACGCCTTGATCGCCCGACACCTTGCCCGCCTGCAGCAGCTTGCGGACGCCTGATGTGCTCTTGCCCGTCTGCTTTTCCAGCTCGCGGAAGACCAGCGCCATGGAAACGCCCGCTTCGCTGAGCTGAAGCAGCTCTTCGCTTTGAAGCCGGCCCTTCGCCTTCACCTGCGTGATCGCCAGGATAGCCCGGTCGACTTGTTCGGCGCTGGCGCCGATGGCCTGCAGGTCGGCGCCGAGCTTCACCAGGTTTTCGGTTTCGCCGATCGTGAATTGCGCCGCGCGTAGTTTGATGAACTGCTTCACGACGTCCTGAACATCGAGGCCCAGGTCCTTCGCCGTATTGCGGGCGAGCTCGAAGGCGCGGTTACCTTCATCTGCTGACCCGGTCAGCAGCGCCAGTGCCTTGCGCGACCGTTCGCCGAACGCGCCCGCCTGAACCGTTTTGAAGGCCAGCGCGGCCGCGCCGACCCCGAACAGCGCGCCAGCGGTCGCGACAGCCTGCGCAGCCATCTTCGCCAGCGACAGCGACAGCCGCGCGACAGCTTTGCCGCCCGTTTTGAAGCCGCCGATCAGGCGGCCGAAATGTGTGTCTTCGAACGCGCGCTTGAGCGCAAGCTGCTTTCGGCGCGCTTCGCCCGTGGCATCGTTCCAGCGCCGCACAGCCTGGATGGCTGCGCGAAAGCCGCCGACCTGGCCAGCGATACCAGGGGCGGCCGCGGCGACCGGCGCACCAGCAACGCGCGCGTTGCGAATGTTGCGACGTTCGACGCCTCGAGGCGTCACGAAGCGGCCGCGCACGCGCTGGCGACCACCAGCATCGCTGACGACCGCGGCGCGTCTTGCCGCCAGCATGGCGGCGCTCACCTTGTTCAGGCCAGCCGCGCCGCGCGTCGCGTTCGCGCCCATCGCTGCAGCGCGCAGACCGACCTTGTTCAGGGCTCGTTCGGTCGCGCGCGATTCGGTCTGAACGCGGTCTTCGACCATGGCGATCTTGCCCAGCGCGCGCGAAATCGCCTTCCCCGGTCGCGACAAGCGATCGAGCAGTCGAACGATGAAATCCGCTTTGTTGCTGTTCTTCGGCACATCACCCTTGGACGTAGACGGTGCGAAGCACATGAACATCGACGATCAGCGACCAGACGAGCATCGCGCCATGCAGGCGGGATTCTTCATCTGCATCGCGATCAGCCAGGCTCATGATCGCGGCTGCCCCCAACAACGGGTTACGAAGCAGCCGCTCTAGAGTTTTCCCGTTTCGATCGTTTCGCCCCCGCCGGAGATCTCCGATATTTCGCCCATCGCGATCGAGATCGCCCCAGGGTACTGATCGAAGAAGCTGTTCAGCGTCGCGATGTCGGGCCGCCCATCGGCGCCTTCGGGATACACGAAGCAGTCCTGGCAAAGCCGCTTCATCACCGAGAGCCGATTGTGGCGCTTGTCGTCGGTTCCGATCTGCTGCACGAACCTGGACCATTCAGGCATCGAGGCCTTTCGGAACACCAGCACATGGCCAGCGTGCACCAGGCGCACCAGATCGGCGCCGTGCTTTCCCTTCAGCTCGAGGATCTTGTCCGGGGTCAAACCGCCTTCTTTTGTCCGTTCAACGATCTGCATCTTCGTTCCTTTCATCGCCCGATGGCGGGCGCGTCATCGATCAGGGGATCAGCGCCGTCGGCGCGACCGGCGGGATCCCGTTGCGCAGAAGCTTCATGATGTCCAGGTTCGCTGTCACCTGAAGCGCGTCGCTGCCCTGCGTGTGGCTGTCTTCGTCCGACACGATGCGGCAGCCCTGCAGCACGTCGACCACGAGCTCTCCGCTTTGGATCTCGGAATAGGTGACGTTCACCAGGAATGACTTTTCCATGTAGCCGCCCAGCAGCGGCGGCACGAGCGCCAGCGCGGAGATCATCTGCTGGTAGTCGCCTTTGTACATCGTGATCGATCCCTCGGAATCGTACTGGCCACGCGTGCGGCCCAGCTTGTCGGCGCGGGTGCCGCGCAGCTGGCCAGGCTCGAGCGAATGGCTGTAGGTGATCTCCTGAACCGCCGCGTAGGTGATCCCATTGATCACGATCTCGATGGAGCTGAAATCGAACCTGTTCCCGTTGATTAGTTGTGCGATCGGATTCGGCATTGATCAGCCCCCCACGTCGGTCGTGAAACCGATCTCGGTCGTCAGAGTCTTCGCGTAGCCCAGCGGTCGAACAGCGACCGCGGTCAGCACTTCGTTTGTGACCTGCACGTTGTTCGTCCGGGTCACCGTGAAGTTCAGAGCCGACACATGGCCCTGCGTGCCTTCTGCGTTCTGGGGATCGACCAGCTCCGCGCGCAAGCCATCCTTCACCGTGTTTTCGATACGGACGGCGTCGCGCGTGTCGATGGTCCCGTCTGCGTTCGTGCGCAGCCCGGACGAGCTGAACACGAACTGCGACTGGACCGTCCGCCTGCAGGCCACGTCCATCACCCGGCGATGCTGCCAGTACAGGAAATCCGATCCCAGCGACGACTTCATCCGGGCGTTCGTGATGTAGAAGCCCGCGACGTTCGGCCAGGTGCGCAGCGTGCTGATCTTGTGCTGATCCAGCTCCTCCGTCAGAAACTCGTCGTGGCTGATCTCGACGACGCCATCCAGCGCGCCCGATGCAGTGCGTGCCAGATCGGTGCTGATCAGCTCGCTGTGCGCGCGCGCGGCGATCAGCACCGTGGCTGGAAGCTTCGGCGTCCCCCAGCCAGTGATCGGCTTCGAGCTCGCCATGTCCGCGGTCCCGTAGGTCGGGCACACCCGAACGCCCGTGGTCGGAACGACATTCGTGATGACGTTCGCCGTAGTGTCGATCCCGACGTCCATGATCGCGCCCATGTAGCGCTGCGCGGACTCGAGGCCGGCCAGCCGGGTCTGCAGCGATGCCAGCATCGTCGCGCCCGCGGTCGAATCCGCCGGACGCCCGCAGAGCACGAAGAAGTCGATCTGCGATGTGTAGACGTCGACGACGTCGAAGGCGTTCCCGAGCTCGGTCGTGCTGAAATACGGGGCCGTGCAGTCGAAGGAGTGGGTGTCGCCCGCTTCGAACAGCGTAGGGCCAGCGCCGGGAACGAACGTGATCTGAAGGTTCGTGCCTGGGATGGAATAGACGCCGCCAGCGGGCACCGTCAGCACGGGGGAAACCGTGCGGCCATCGTCCAGTGAATACGTGAACGTCGCGGCCCCCAGGCCGCCAGTGGTCACGATCGTCGCGATGACTTCGTAAGCGTCATAGGGCGCCTGCGCGACCGTGACGGTGCCCGTGCTCGAGCCCGCCGCGACCTTCGTCACCGCGCCAGCTGCGCCTGCGACGTCGCCCGTGATCCGCATGCCCAGGATCGGGCCGCCCGCTTCGTCCAGCGCGCGGCACATGTGCTCGGACAATGGCCCCTGGCCCCAGGTGTCCACGACCTGGCGCTTGTTGCTGACGGTCGCGATCGCGTTGACCGTGCCCTTTTCACTGGGGCCCATGAACAGCGGGATCGTGGTCGCTGCTTCGACCAGTCCGAGCCCCGGATCCTGGATCGTCAGTGTTTGCTTCGGGATGCTCATCGTTCACTTCCCCTTGAATCGGCTCAGCGCCGGTAGGTGGGCGCTGTAGCGCCCCGCTGCGTCTGGCGTCGATGCGGCCTTCAGCGCTGCATCGTAGTCCGCGCGCGAAAGCTGCATCGGCGCGTTTGCATGGAAGGCGTGATCTGACCAGCCATGCAGCGACGATGCCGCATTGTGCTGCCACAAGGCGCGGTGCTGGCGTTTGCCCTGCGCGGGGAACAGCTCATCGCGCCACTGGTCGACGGTTCGCGCTGACCCGTCGCTTTCCATGCGCGGGGGCGGATCGGCGGGTTCGAAAGTCGCTTCTTCATCATCAGCCATTGCTTGTCCCCTTCATGCGTCGTCCAGATCGGGATCGATCGCGATCCGGATGAATCCCGATCCCGGGAATGTTCGCTGCTTCGCCCCTGGTGTCAGGATCGAAAACTCCGCATCGTAGATGCCGGCGGTATCCGTATCGCCCGATGCCCAGTCGTAGCGAAGGATCCCGCCCGCTGCGTCTTCGATCACAGCGGCCGCATCGACCTTCGGCGCGACAGCGTCCGCCTGGCGCATGATGAAGTTCGCGCTGGTGTACCCGGTCAGGTCGATCGCCAGCCCGGTCGACTTGCTTTTGACCGTCACCCGGATCGATGGCTCGAGATCGTGACGCTTGATCTGGAACGTCGCGGACATTCAGCACTCACCTTCCAGGTCGATATCGCCATCGGCGATCACGATGGCTTCGGGGTCGTTCACTTCGAGCTCGATGGGCGCAGCGGCCAGCACGTCGACGACGACATCATCAGCGACCGCGACGACGTCGACGACCGGCTGCTCCACGACTTCGATCGCGAAGTCGACAGCGGTCACGACCGCGGGCTCGAGCAGCGGCTGGTAGAACAGCACGCCCGTTTTGCAGATCCCGATCATCCCTGAACCGTTGCGAGCCCTTCGTAGCTGCGCACGCTGCCGCGTGCGTCGGCGATCGTCGTGATCACGTTGTAAGGGCGGTTTGCCGTCAATGCGATCGCGCTGGACATCGTGAAGTGACCGCGCGCGTCCGGTGACATGCTCGACGTACTTGCCACGACTGCACCATCGCGATCGTAGATGACCACCGTGCAGGACGTCGTCGCGATGACCCCCTCACCGTCGCGCTGCAGCCAGGACTCGATGTAGACCGTCGACCCTTCGATGACAGCCATCGAATGGGCGATCGCATCGCCGCCCACGTCGATCTGGCATTCGTGCACCTGGCCCGTTTCGTCGTGGATGACGCGCGCCAGCCAGCGCCCCGGAACGTCGGGCGTCAGCTCCGCGACGTAGACGCCCGCCTGCGCGCTTTCGCTGACCGTCACGGGCTGCGCGGATAGCACGCTGCCCACCAGCGCGACCGCGGTGAAGTCGCCGCCGACAGCCCCCACGATCGGGGTCACGCCGTCATCATCCAGAAGCGTGAAGGCGAGCTCGGATAGTTCGCCGATCGATGCGCGTGCGCTCATGACTTCGGCTCCTGCGCCTTCGTCTGGGGCCACAGCAGGCGCCCAGACGCCAGGCCGACCACGATGGCCAGCCCTGGATGAACGCCGCCCAGATCGGCCCAGGATGCGGCGCCAGCGATGGCCAGCAGCCCCCCGAGCCCAGCAAACTTCGCCCCGGTGCTGCGCGGGGCCGCGCTGGGCCAGAACAGATGCGCCGCGAACGCGCCGAAGGCCCAGGGAAGCACGGGCCAGCGTCGGGCTGCAGCCAGTGCGACTTCGCTGATCGTGTCGCCTTCCTGGGGCTCGAGGTAGGCCCAAACGTCATACGCGATCAATCCAGCCACGACCGTCGCGAGGGTCGCCTTCGTCATGCCGCGGGTGTTCACGTGGCAGCCTTGCGCGCGGCGACCACATGCCAGACCAGATCCAGCGTCTGGCCCCCGCCCGCATGGTGCAGATCGCATCGCAGCCGCCAGTGCGGAAGAACGTCGGTCGGATGCACGTTCTCGGGAAGGAAGCGCGCTTCGCCTGCGCCCAGCAGGTTCACGCGCGGTATGAATCGCGTCGCGGGATCGATCGCGAAGTCGAACAGGTTATAGAAGCTGGCCCCAGCCGCCCCAGCGCTGACCGTCCCGACGCCTTCGTCGGGCCAGTCCCATTCCCAGTACCCGGTTTCGTTTGTCGCGGGCACCGGGACGACGCTGTCGCGATCATCCAGCGTCAGCGTCCAGTCGCCATCGCCAGCAGCGGGGACGAACATGTTGGCTCCGCCCCCGATCGCTACCTTGTTCGCGTTACCCGTTCCGGGCGTGCTCGAGCCGACCGATGCGGGGAAAAGCAGCTTGAAGGACACGTGATCGCCCAGGTCTGCGCCACGGTAGAACGCGACGCCGCCGGCCATTTCGACCCAGTCATTGTAAGCCCACTGCAGGGACGCGTCGGGGCTGCCCGCTGTGACCTGCAGCTCAAACGACGTATCGCCGCCGCGCGCGCCGCCCAGCACGTCACCCGCCGAGTGGTACCAGTGCCATAGCTGGCGATCCAGCGTGACGGGCTGCACCATCACGCGCCCGTCTTCTGTGTGCGGCGCGCGACTCATAGAAGAATCCCTTCGACGGTGCAGGTCATGTGCAGATCCGTTGGATCACCGTTCACCCGGCGAATGACGACGAGCTCTCCTTCGGGGATGTCCCCTTCGACCGCGAACTGCGAAACGGTGCCCGACGCGTAGCCTACGGCGATCATCGTGTCGGTCGCACCATCGCGCGAGAGCACTTCGACGCGCACTTCGTTGACCGAGTGCTCATAGCCGACGGTGATGCGCGATAGGCGCAGCGTGCGACCGGCTGGCACTTCGTAGGTCGTTTCGACCTTCGTGGCACTGCTGCCCGTCTTCTTCGCGACGTCGCCCGCGGCCATCACCTTGATCGATTCCCTAGCCATGGTCGTCACACATCCCGGAAGCCAGACCAGAAGCCCGCGACTTCATCAGCTGCGCCGTCCAGGCGTTCGCGCCGCATGCGGATCGCCTTCGTCCCGTCGCCTAGCACTTTGTAGTCGAGCCCAAATTCCCAGTTCGTCGTCCCGAGATACATCGCACGGATCAACGTCATCCCGGTGCCGGTGCCTGCAGGGTCATAGAACAGCGAAACCTTCGACACCTTGCCCGAGTTACCTTCGGATCCACCAGCGAAGCGCGTGATCGTGAGCTGCTTCGCCGAAGGCACGACGTAAACGCTGTCCGCTGTTCCGGTGAGACTGCTGATCGCTTCGACTTCGACAGCGACCGAAGCGGGCGGGATCACGGTCGCGTTCGCGCTGACCAGCAGACGATAGGACGAATCGACAGCAGCAAGGCGGCCCGAGCCCTGACCGTCTTCGATTTTCGTGGGTGTCGCCGTTTGGTTCGACGCCATCGCCACGGGGATCGACGCCGCCATTGCCTTTTGACCGACGGTCGGCGTTGTCGCGCCCAGCCACGATCCCAGGTTGATATCGAGCCGTCCGCCGACCAGCGCGGCGGGAAGGCCGCCCGCCAGCTTCGTCACCTGCTGCTTCAGCCGCCCGATGACGGTGTTCGCTGTGTCGGCGTCCGTGGTCGCACCGATGCTCGAGCTGTGCCCGTCGACCTGGCTGGCCGCGGCGTTCTTCGACGCGACCGCAGTCTGGTCGCTGGCGACCACGACTGGCACGGATGCAGCCATCGCCTTCTGCGCGACCGTGGGCGCTGTGCTTCCGAGCCATGCGCCGATGTTCGAATCTAGGCGCCCCCCCACCAGGGCAGCGGGCAAGCCGCCGGCCAGACGGGTGATCACCTGCTTCAGCCGTCCGATGACGGTGTTCGCGGTGTCGGCGTCCGTGGTCGCGCCGATGCTCGAGCTGTGCCCGTCGACCTGGCTGGCCGCGGCATTCTTCGACGCGACCGCCGTTTGGTCGCTGGCGATGGTGACGGGTGAGCTCGCCGCCATGGTCGTTTGACCGACGGCGGGCGTGTTCGTGCTGATGGCAGCCAGCGTCGCTTCGGTCGCCGCCCCAGCCGGAAGGGGCAGCGAAGCAGCGCTGATGGGCTGCGTCGTCGACCCGGTCGGATCAGTGCGAAGCGGGTTCGCCGCCGACCCCTGGGTGTCGCCGTTGTCATCCTTGACCCGCACCGGGGTCGTCGTCGATCCAGCAGCCATCAGGTCACCTGGACGCCGAACAGGTTTGCGCTGAGGCCAGCGCCGCTGGCATAGACGCGCACGACGTCAGCCGCGCCCAGCGTGAGGCCCAGCGTCGCGCTGAAGCTTTCGTTCTTGCCGAGCTGCACATCGTAAAACAGGTATTGCTTCGGATCGTCGGCAGCGCCCGCGACAGCCACGGACGCGCGGAAGGTCTTACTTGAGCTCGTTCGGTTCGCGATGACCAGCGATGACACCGTCGCGCTGGTCGCAGCGGGCACGGTGTAAAGCGTGCTCAGCGTGGTCGCTGGGATGTCCAGCTGACCGAGCACCTTCAGGGCTTCGGCCATCAGCGGCTCCTGACGTACTTGAACGCGCCGCCGCTGCCGTCGGCAAATTCCATTTCGTCCACGTCATCCCAGGGCCAGAGTGACTTCGGCACGACCACGCGCACCTGCGGCGCGCCCTTCAGGTCGCCCGCGACTTCGCCGATCGTCTCGCGCAGCGATGCCAGCATCGTCTGCGCCTTCGTCGCCAGTGCGGCCTGCTTTTCGTCAGCGGTCATGTTCATGCGCCCATCAGGAGAAAATGCCTTCGGAAGCCCGGATCGATGGCTGCGCCGCCGACTAGGTCGGTCAGCGTGTAGGAGATCCCAGTCGTGATATCGCGGAAGATCAGATCGTTGCCTTCGCGCGCCACGTACACCAGCGCGTCATTGCTCGAGGCGTCCTGCATCACGACGCCGCGACATTCGATCGCGTCTTCGTTCTTGTTCAGCGACGTCGGGAAAAGATCGGTCTGCGTGCCCGTCCCCGTGTCTTCGAGCTTCAGCGGGCGAACGCGATCTGGACCGATGGACATGGGCTGCTCCGTTCAATGGCTGCAGGGGCCGGAATCGAACCGGCGATCACCGCGTGTTTAGCGCGGAGGCTTGACCGCTTGCCTACCCTGCATCGCGCCCTTTTTGCGTGTCACCAAAGGTGACTGTGCAAGCCGGGCCGACTAACTAGGCGGCCTTTTTGCCATAGTCGATGATCTGCACGATCAGGTCGGTCGCGTTCTTCGCGATGCCGACCTGGATCACGCGGTTTCCGCCAGCTGGTGGCGTGTTCGCGGCGCTCAGTCCGCCCGCTGCTGCGATGTAGAAGATATCGCCAGCGGTCGCGCCAGCGATGGCGCCAGCGACCACGCCATCCTTTACGACTTCGACAGCAACGGCTGCGGCGCCTGCAGTCGTGATGCCGAGTCCGATGCACTTGGCTCGAGCATCATCATTCCCGCGCGCCTGCTGCACGCGATCCACGGTCGTGGACATCGCGACCGGGTGATACTGCGTCAGCGCTTCGGCTGACACGTAGCCATCCTGCACGCGCGGCGAATGATCGACCGATAGGCCGCCCGCAGCGCTTGCCAGCGTGGTCCCGTTCAGCTTGACCCCGAGGCCGGTACCCGTGCGCTGGAGGCCCGCGGTCGCGTTGACCGCTGCGCGCAGCTGACCAGCCGCGCCAGCTGCATCAAACTCCAGACCGGAGCTGCCGCCTCCGGAACCGGCGCTTTGGGCATCCGCTGCGGTGTCGAGCTCGACATCGATCACGTTCGCGGTGTCGGACAGACCAGCGCCGTAACTCTTCGCGGTCGCCGACGAGAACTGACTGAACTGAAGCGCGGTCGTGTCGACGGTGATCGGATCGTTCGTGACCAGCACCCAGCCGGTATCGGCGTACGTCGTGCCCTCGGTGACGAACGTGAAGGCCCCCGCGGTCACTTCCGCGTTGACGTCGAAGTCGCTGGCGCGGGTGAGAACCAGCTCCTGACCCGCGCCGTCCGCCAGCGTGGTCACGACGTAGATGCCATTGTCGGCGTCTGGCGTCGTCAGGTTGCCGCCGGTCTGGGCGACGAGCACGCGGTTTCCCACGACCAGCAGCACGCCGTCATGTGTGTTGTTCGCGGTGTTGTCGTCGGCGCTGGTCAGCGTGGCGCCCACGCCAGAGCCTGCTGCCGTGTAGCCGCTGGTGTCGCCCAGCAGCACGCGCACTGAAGCCTTCAGATCGAGCCCAGTCGCGACTGCATCGACGTAGGCCTTGGTCGCGGCATCCTGCGCCAGAACAGGATCCAGGAGATTCGAGATCGCCTGGCTGTTCATGTCGATGCCGTCGGACCCGAGCTCTTCGAAGTAGCCGGTCGCGTGCTGGAACAATGGTCTACGTAGTGCCATCTGGACTCATCCCCCTGATCTGGGCCCGTCTGGCGGGCACTTGGTTACGTTCAGCCCGCGGCGATGGGCGCATCACCGAGGAACAGCTTGCCGGTCTTGTCGTCATAGGTGACCTGGTCGAAGTCGATCGCGTAGCGCTTCGCCATGGCCTCCTTCAGTTCGTCATAGGCGCGCACCTGCGCAGCCAGATCCAGGCGGCTTCGCTTGCGGTCATTCTCGAGCGCGCCGCGCGTCGCTGCATAGGCCCGCTGCGCGGCTTCGTAGCTGGCCTTCGCCTGGGCTTCCCGAAGTTCGATCAGCTCCGCGCGGTCGTGCTCCGTCTGGCGACGCATGCGCGCCAGTTCAAGCGCGGCCAGGTCCTGGCTGCTGAGGTAGACCATCCCGTCGCGCACGTCGGGCCCCGCGATGTCGTAGTCATTGCCCGCTTCGACAAGCTGCAGGATCCCAGATGGATCCACACCGTTTGGTGCTGGCTTGCGCTTGCCCCCGGTCGAAGTCTTCTTCGGTGCCCGCTTCGCGGGCGTTCTTGTCGCCTTCTTCGCCTTCGTGACCATGCATCGCTCCGCGTCCATCAGACCCGCCGTGCGCTGGGCGCCTGCGGGGAAATCATGATCTCATCCGTGCTGGTCGCGATCCCGATCGGCATCGACCACGCGATCCCGCCGACGGGCGCGGGGACGTAGATCGCGGGCAGCGCCGAAGCGTCCAGAACGTACCGCCGGCCAGGGATCAGCCCGGTGTAGATGCCGCGCAGGATGCCCCAGAGCTGCACGCGGCATGTCGTGCTGGTGAGCTTCGCGGTGCAGACCCCGATCGCGGGCCGGAAGGTCGTCACGTCAGAATGAAACGGGTCGAACCGCTCGACGACCAGACGCCGGCCCACCTTCGCCGCCGAGATCGAGACAGCTTCGCCGACAACAAGCGATGGGGGACAATCGGCAGACCGAACAAGCGGCCTTACTGGTGGGTTGATCAGGCGCATTCGATTGCATCATGGGATCGGAAGGTTCAGATCCAGCGAACACGTGTGCGTGAAGGTCGCGATCGTCAGCGCGCGCTTGTTCGTGATCGTGCCGTCGGGAACGGTGTTCTCATTGATCTGCGTCAGGTTCAGATCCCAGGTGAACAGCTGCGTGAGCTTTTCCCAGTCGCCATGCGACCGGCCCGCGCGTTCGATCTGCGTGTCGAACCTGAAGGCACCTGGATCCGATGCAGTGCCCAGACAATCGCGCGCGGTGTCCAGCAGCAGCACCCAAAGCGCTTCGAGCTCCGCGAACGATGCAGCCCAAACATGCGCTTCCATCGTGACCAGCCCCGAATACAGGGGCTCGAGGATCCCGCCCGCGTAGCTGATAGGACCCGTTCGGTCGGGCTTGGCAAGTGTGCCTCCGGTCGGCACCCAGACGATCCGCGGCGGTCGCCCGTGCACGCTTCGTTCACGTTCGCCGAATGCGGTCAGCAGCCCTTCGACGTCCATGGCTGTCGTGATCGCGTCGCAGATTGTCTCGAGCGCGCCCAGTGGGGCCTTCTGCGTCATGATCCCCCACCTACCGTCAGCTTGATCCGTCGCACGGCGATCGCGCGCGCTGATTCGGGCACACCCAGGGCGCCCAGATGTTCATTCACGATCTCGGCATAGGCCCGCGACCAGGTCGGCGGGATGCCCTTTTCGGCGGTCGGCACCATCATGCGGCGCGGGCGCTTGAGCTTGCCGCCAGGTCCAGGCTTCGGGTTCTGGTGCGGCGCGGCGTATTCCACGGACGGCGACACGATGAAGCCGGACGCACCTTGCACGCGCACGTGCCAGCCGGTCTTCAAGCGCGATGTGGGGCCCGACAGCGTCTTGCGGCCATCGGCAGCCTGCTTCGGCGTCCAGCGGTCGCCATAGGGGTCGGTTTCGTGGCGGAATCCATCCTTGATCAGGTTCACGGTTTCTTCGGCCAGCGACCCGCTGATAGCGCTTAGCGCGCCGTCCAGGTCGCCGAACGCTTTGGCCCAGGCCCGAACCTTGCGCCCGCCAGCACTCACACCGATCCCCGCGACCAGCCGCGATCGTCGTCGCTGTCGACGTCCGGTGATTCGATCACCGCTGGCGCGACTTCGGTGGGTCCCAGCGTCGCTACGCCAGACGATACGCGCTCGAAAAACTTGATCGCCGCTGCGCGCATCATGTCGATCGTGCGATCGTCGCCATCGACCTGGCGCCCGCGACCGTCGATCAGCATCGCGCTAGCCAGACGCGCGACGTGAAACTTCACGACAAGCGGGACGGTCGCCAGGGGTGTCACATACCGCGAAGAAATGTAGGAGTCCGCTTCGCTGCTGGCCGCTTCGATCGCTTCCAGCTTCGCGGTGTTGCTGACGTCGCACAGCGCGTCGGGTGTGATGCCCAGCCGATCCAGTTCGGCGATCGTGATGTAGGCCATGCGCTGACTCCTGCTGCGTTGGAAAAACGAACCGCGGCCACCCTACGATGAAGAAGGCGCGACATCGACGGGCGGCCGCGATCCTGAAGCCAGCGGCGATGCAGACCGCCGACCCCCTCACCGGCCCTTGGGCCGCCGAGCCTTCGCCCCTTCCGGCGTTTCCCCGCTGGGGGAATCGATCATCGGAAGCGGTACGCCGTCCGGTTCTTCGTCGTCGGCATCGCCCTTCGGCGGATCGCCCAGGGTCTGGTACGTCGTGGCCTGCGGGGCCGGTTCTGGCGCTGAAGGGTCGCCGACCGGCGGCCCATCGCACGTGTGCGCATCGAGCTGCGTTTCCGCCAGCACGATCGCCGCATCGGCAGCGGACAGCTCCCGATACACGTACGAACAGGGCCAGAACATCCCCGCGCGCCAGAAGCCGCGCTTCGCCCGCGCGCGAACGCGGACCCACTGCTTTGCCTCCTTCGTCTGCATCGGTGCCACCTTCAGGCGACCGCTTTCAGGGCCAGGAAGGGCAGCGTGTAGCCCATGTTGTAGCGGGCATCCGCCATGAAATGGAACACGCGATCGTAGACCACGGACTCGTCAGTCAGCGCGTTCTTCATGACGAAGTTCAGCGCGCGGCGGGTCTGCCAGACGAAGGGCTTGATCCGGCGCTGCGTGCTCAGCAGGTACCAGGTCGTGTCTTGACCCGCGAGCTCGGGGATCATCATGACCGTGGCGGTCCCGTAGTTTGGGTTGTCGGCGCCCGCGGCGTTCTTCGACAGCATCACGATCTTCTTCGCGGTGCTCTCGAGAGCTGGCGGGACCACCAGCAGGTTCGGCAACACGCCCAGCACGTGCCCGCCGTCACCCTTGAAGCCGAGCATCGCGGCGCGCAGCTCTTCGTAGTTCGAATCGCTCAGCGCCTTGCCCGTCCGGTAGTTGCTGTAGGTGCCCTGCGATGCGTCCTTCGGCGCCACTGGGTGATCGGTGTCGAAGAAGAACTGGCCATCGAAACACAGCTCGCTGTTGCCGTTCTGCAGAAGCAGCGTCAGCAGGTCGTCGGGATGCTTTCGCGCCGCTTCGCCATGCGCAGCCGACAGCTCCCGGTAGATCCCCAGGTTGTCATCTTCGATGTCCTTCCGCGGCACTTCGAAGGAGAGCTCCCATTCCTTGTTTTCGAGCACGTAGTTGTGCGTGATCAGGTTGTTGAACACGCGCGGCCCGAGCCATTCGCGCATCTTGGGAAGCTGGGCCATCCAGCCGTAGTTGTTCTGCGGCCCGCTGGAAGGAACCGTCGTCGTGAGGTTCGGATAGAAGATCGGCGCCATGTCGTAGGCGCTGCGAAACGATGCGTCGAACGTGGCGCGCAGCGCCCGGATCGCCGAAGGTGTGATGTCCATTGTCGATGTGCTCCTGTTGAATCCGCTTGTGGGGTTGTGATCAGTCGCTGATCAGGTTTGCCCGATCAGACCAGTCGCGGATCCGTCTGGACACAGACGCCGTCGGAATCGACCTGCACGACGCGACCAGCCGAGCTCTTCGTGCCCGTGCCATCGGTCTTGCTCACGGTCTGATCGTCCGTGACGTAGCAAGCCGCGTAGATGTCGGCCTGAACGACCGCATCGCCGCCGGCATTCTCCCATTTGAAGATGCCGTGCTGAACCTTGCAGGTCACATCGCCGTTTGCACCGGCGCTGTTGTCGACGGTCTGCTCTGCGCGCCCGACCGCCTTCAGGGTCGTGGCGATCGCACCTGGCACCAGGTAGCCCGATGCATTCATGCACACGAGCGAACCTTGCCAGATGACCGTCGATGCAGCGACGGGCAGATCGTAGAACGGGGAATCGTCGCGCTTCTTCGTGTCGCGCTCAGTCGTCAATGCAGCCATGATCTCACCTATTCGGGTAAACGTTTTGTGGGGGCGTCGCGGGGGCTAGGGTCCCGCTGCTGCGTGATTTGCTTTGCTGGCAATGGCCGATCAGGCGGCCTGCGTGCCCACCTTGGTGATCGTTTTGTTCAGCGCGTTTGTGTGCTGTTCGTCGATCACGCCCTTGTGTTGCTCCCATGTCGAAAGCCCCGCGGCCATTTCGGCCTCGCTGATGCCCATCAGCTTCGCGATCTTGCGCTCTTCGGCAGACAACGATGTCGCCGTGCGCTGTTCGGGGTTCGGCGACTGCGGCTGGCGGACGTCGCGGGTCCCAGGTGCGTGCGCCATCACGGGCAAGGCGGCCAGGTATTCGCGCAGCGCGTCGATCCCGTGGCTCTGGTAGAACTGCTGCGCGCGTTCGCGATGCGCCGGAAGAAGGCGGCCCTCTTCGCCCGCTGCATCGAGCAGCGTCTGCGCGTCGCGATCCTTGAGCTGCTGTTCGGTCGCGGTCGCGCGGGCTTCGAGCTCCGTCACGCGGTCGGCAGACTGGCGCCATGCTTCGACCCGGGCCAGCGCTGCGGTTCCCTGGGCGCCTGCGGCCGCTTCGATGGCATCCAGCGCGCGCATCCGGTCGCGCATCACATCGAGTGCTTCGCCGACGCTGGCTGTGCCCGATTTCGTCTTCAGCTCTTCCAGAAACAGATTCATGCGCGTGATCGCTGCTGCTGCGTCAGCGGCAGATGACACGCCCATCATGGCCAGCAATTCCTCGAGTTTCATTTCGTGGTCCCCTTGGTTTGTCGATTTACGGATCTACGGGTCGCCGATCCGTGCGGCAAACCCGCAAGCCAATCCACCCAGGGCCGTGCGCTGTAGTTCGCGCGCGGTCTTCGGCGGCTGACTTGCTTTGTGGATCAGCGATGCACCCGCGCGCGTTTGCTTCGGGTGATGTGCGCGCGTGAGCATGCGCTGAAGCGGTGCTGGGGCATGGCGGAAGCCGTTTGCGACGTGCGACATCGATGCAGCCGCGACCATGGCCTCGAGTGCCGATTCCGAATCGTCCCCGGATTTCGCGGGCGTCACATGCGTCGCGAAGCCCATCGCGAGCGCATCCTGGGCGGTCATCCAGGTTTCGTCGGCCATCAGCTTCAGAACGTCTTCGATCTCGCGCTGCGTGCGGCCGGCGTAGGTTTCCCCGCTGGCGCGGTTCAGCTTGCGCAGCATGGCGGCGTGCTTCTCGTGGTCTTCCGCTGGTCCCTGCGTCATGCCCCAGGCTTCGTGGATCATCATCATGGCGTTCGCCGCCATGTGGATCTCGTCGCCCGCCATCGAGATGATGCTGGCCGCGCTGGCGGCGATCCCGTCGACATGGACGACGACGCGCGCATCGTGGCGCGTCAGCAGATTGTGGATCGCGATCCCTTCGAACGCTTCGCCACCGTAGCTGTTGATCCTGACGGTGATCTCCTGGACTTCGACGCGCCGCAGTTCGCGCTCGAGCTCGGCGGCTGTGATGCCCCACCATCCGCCGATGTCTTCGTAGATCAGTAGTTCGGCGACATCCATCATCGATCCGTTTCTCACGGCGCGCGGCCGCGTAGTTAGAAGTTCGCCGCGCGTGATCGGCCGAGGGGAATCCCGGAACCGATCATGCGCGACGCGCCCGCACCGGACGTCGGGATCCGGCACTTGAACGGGTCGGCCTTCAGGCGCCAGCTACGCTGCTTCCTGGGATCCTGCCCGAGGCCGGACAGAAGGGGTAAACCCAGGCGCGTGCGCGCGAGCTCGGCCTGCGCCCCGTTCCTTGAAATCAGTAGACCGCGCCAGGCTCCGAATCGGCCTGCGGATAGTCGATCTCGGGCGCGTTGACGACGACGACCTGCAGGCTTGCCGCATGGTCGCGACACCAGGTGTCGATGTGCTGCGGGTTTGACGGGTCCAGCGGTAGGCCCGTAGATGGCCGCGGGTGCAGCCATACGTAGGGGCGCATGTCCGTGCCCAGCAGCTCAAGATCGTGGCGCAGGCGACCCGCCAGCACGGTCGCACCGATGACCTGCGCGGCTGCACCAGCCTGCTGAAGGACCGTCCCGTCACCGAATACCCAGTTCATGGCTTCAGCCTACCTTCACGGCTTGTCCAGCGCATCGCCCGCCAGCTGACCCAGCAGAAACGCTAGGGAATCGTCATCGCCCATCTGCAGGACCGTTGCGGGGCTTGCATACATGAACTGCGCGCCCATGCTGGTGATCTCGGTGAACACGTCCCCCTGGTATCGCTTGCCCATGTAGGCGTCGAAGAGCCGATCGGGCGTCGCGACTTCGGACGGCCCGTAGGACGCGTTCAGCAGTGCGCTCAGCTGCTGCGGTGTTTCGCCAGCCGTGCGCGTGCGCAGAAATCCGACCGCCTGGCGATGAAGCCGCGGGTTTAGGTGCTCGAGCGCATGGCCCCATTCGTGGATCTGGGATTCGGCGCTGCCCTTGCCCATTTCGATCCAGAAGACGTGGAAACCCGCCCGCCGGTTCTTCGTCACCCGCCATTGCATCGACGTGGGCTGGACGATCGACGCATCGGAGAGCCGCTCGAAGAAGCGGCGCGCGACCGCCTGGCCCTTGCGGGCGTCGGCCAGCGTCGCGGCCCCGTTGGCTACGCGGGTCACGCTTTGAAGCGCGATGCTGCCCGCCTGCTGAATGCTGTCGACGTGCCCCAGCACGCTGGCGCAGGCGCGGCCATACCGGCCCAGCGCGATGCGCTGATGTGCCTTGTCTTCGTCGTGGGGCACCAGCTCGGCCAGCTTGTCGATCAGACCGCCCAGCGTCGCAGGCTTGTCGACGTCGCCCAGCGCGTCGTCGAACAGCCCGAACAGGTTCTCTCGGAACAGGGTCGGATCGGCCCCGTTGCGCATGCCCTTCGTCAGCGCGGCCCAGCGCTTTTCGGCTTCGCCGTACGTGATCGCGCGGCCGCGGTGCTCCATCGCGCGGCCCCATGCGACAGCTGGCGCAGCGTCGGCGCCGTAGTCGTTCTGGGCCTGCTGCAGCCAGTGGGCGGGGTCGCCCAGGGTTCGCGCGGCCGCTTCGGCTGCGTTGATCTCCGCCGCAGCGTTCGCGGCTTGCGTCACCCGCTTCTGGTAGACGTCCCAGACTTCGGGCGCAAACTTCGATCGGTCGGGCGGGGTTTCGCCCCTGACCGGGGGCGCCTGGCCGAAATCGCCTGGGGGCTGCAGGCCCGGGGCTCCTTCGGTGATGCCGCGCCGTTCGGCCTGGCCGCGCGTCAGCGACCGAACCGAGCTGCGGCAGCGGTGATGAAGGGGCGGCCAGTATTGCAGCCAGACCGGGTCGTCGGCTGCGCGCACCGTGGCATCGAGCTCGGTGCAGATGGGCGTCGTGCGGCTGTCTAGGACCGCGTCGAACATCCAGAACGGGCGCAGCTGGATCACGCTGGGATCGTTCATCTGCTGCCAGCGCCCGGTGTTGTAGGCGGTCTGCACGTTCGTGCGCATGACCGTTTCAAGGTGCGCGCCAGACGGCGACACTGCGCCTAGCTTCTCGCGCACCCGCCGCTGGAAGTCTTGAAGCGGTTTGCCTTCGTCGATGGCCCGCTGCAGTTCGTCGAACACGATCTGAACGGACTTGAGATCGAGCCCCGCGGAAACCCAGAACGCGCGCGATCGCTGCTGGGCGGTCATCAGGTCGACCTGGGCGCGCGTCGCGACATTGCGGGCAGCAAACCAGTCTGCCGCTTCGTCGAAGCGCGCGGGGTCGGCGGTAGCGCCCCAGGTCATGCGTCCTGATCGACTGCTGTGCGCCCAGCCAGGTCGGCCAGCACGAGAGCCTTATGGATCAGGTCGCGAACCTGCTCGGGCGGTTCGGAGCTGCCGTATGCGTCGATGACCATCTGGCGGACGTCTTCATAGCTGCTCGCCGCATCGACGATCGACAGCAGCTTCTGAACGAACGGCGCATGGGCCGATCCGACGCGATCGCGCGCGGCGTCGACGACGTCGTCCACGTAGGTCTGCCCCTCCACGAAGCCGCTGGCGGCGGTCGGATCATCGCCCGATGCCAGGCGCGGCCGCGCTGGCTGGTGGGCCAGGCTGGCCCGCTGTGCAGCCGCCGCTGGGCCATTCGCTGGCGCATTCGCGACCGGCTGCGCCCCGGGCAGCAACGGGATCCCCGTGCGCCGAAAGATCTCCGCGAAGTCGACGGGCTGCCCAGTGTCCTGCAGCGTCCGAATCGCATCAGCGACGCTGCTGAGCGTTTCCGCTTCCAGCTTTCGATCTTCGGGGACTTCGGTCTTCCAGGTCGGGATCGGCGCATCGTCAGGGCGGAAGCCTGGGATGTTGAACGACGCCCAGCGCACGATCAGCTCTCGGCGCAGCGCGTCGGATAGAAGTTCGCTGTCGCCCTCGAGGTAGTCCTGGCGGATGCGGTCGTGCACCCGTCCCAGCGCCAGCGATCCGCCGGTCGCTTCGCTGGTCAGGTTCTGCCCCAGCAAGCAAACGGCGATCGCGATGTCCAGGTCGCGCCTGAACTGCCCGAAGGTGTCGAAGGCGCGATCCTTGGCTTCCTGGAAGCCGATCTCGAAGCCTTGCCCAGCGTTGTTCTTCGGCAGCCTGACGACGCCCGTGGAGCCCATCGAACGGATCGACCGGTAGAAGCGATCCTTTGTGACCTGGTCGAAGCCGTAGGGCTCGGTGATCGTGATGACGGGCAGCCCGTGGCGTTCGTTGAACCGCGCCCAGTCGCGCCAGTTGAACGACCGCATGATGTAGGCCAGCCCCAGGGCTCGGACTGCGCCCGACATCCACGCGCGCCCCTTGCTGGCTTCGATGATCAGCCAGTTCGGATCTTCGCGGTCGATCGGGATCTGGCCCTCGGTCGAATCAACGATCCATTGCCGCCCGTCTTCGTCCCAGCGGATGTTCTGGGTGTGCCAGCGTTCGATCGCCGTCGGGACCCACTCGCGCGCCAGCCGCGACCAGGACACGCGCCCGATGTAGACGCCAGCCATCACGACATCGCGCGTCATGTCGCGCAGAACGTCATCTTCGAGCACGTGTGACCACCAGGAAGAAACGCGGTCGGCCAGCTGCTGGGAACCGCCCTTCGGGGGCACGATCGCGAAGTCGAGCCCGGACTTCGCCACAAGCGCATTGACGCGGGTCTGCACGCAGCCGCGGATCCGGTCGTCGCGGCCCATCGCGTCGATCAGCGCACCGCTAGACTGGAACATGCCGAGCTCGTGCTCACGGATGGCCGCCAGCGCGCTTGATGATGTCCAGGTCGTAGGATCATCCACGGTCAGCTGACGCACCGAGGCCCCGACGCTGGGGCGGTCGGCCATCTGGTCGCGGTGCTGCTGACGTGCGCCGCGCCGACGTCGGCGCTTGTTCGATCGTTCGTCCATCGGGGTCACATTCTCACGCCGGGTAGGTAGCTATCGTAACGCTGATCCATTTCGTCCCCGATCGATCCACAGAGCTCCATGTAGACGCGCGACAGCGCATCCACATGATCCTTCTTCCCCTTCGGGAAGGCCTCGAGCGCGTTCAGAAACGGTTCATTCCAGTCGCCGCGAAGCAGCAGGATGCGACCGTTCTCCGCGGCGCTGGATGGCGGCCCCGCGTAAACAAGCTTGTTCTCTCGTTCGGGCAAGGATGCGATCGGGAAGCTGCGCAGCACGGTCGCCAGGTAGTTGATCTGCGCCTTGCCCGCCTGGCCAGGGTCTTGCCAGAAACACTGCGTGCACGCGATGCCATCCTGGGCCGCAGTGATTCGCAGGACTTCGTCGACGCCGCCAGGGCCCAGCCGGACCATTTCGACGTGCAGGATCAGGATCCGCAGGTCTTCGAGCAACGCGGCTTTGACGCCGACGGTCCAGTCTGGGTTCGGGTTATCGACCGTGGGCTCGGTCGCCGCAAGGTCCCAGCCGCGCGCGATGCGCCCCAGGATCATGGGTACCTTGTCGACGATCGGGATCGTGCGCCGCTTGAAGTAGGTTCCGGTCGTCGGGCGCGCGTTCCAGTTTCCGCCCAGCAGCCGTTCGCGCTCGACGTAGGGCAATGCCATCAGCTTGCGCTGGTAGTCAGGGTCGCCCTTGGGGTTGTCGGCCAGCAGCGCCGGGATGAACCGGACCGACGAGGGATCGTCCGTGACGTGCGGCGCGGCTTCTGCGACTTCTTCGGCCGAATCGCCCCAGATGATCTGATCGCCGCTGGGCTCGCGAAGAAACCAACGAAGCTTGCCCGCGCGTTCTGGGATCGCGAGCCCGGTTTCCTTGTCGATCCACCAGTCGATGAATGCGCGCACCCAGTGGTCGGGGTCGGGGTTCATCGTGCCGAATGCGCGCGCCTTGAACGGCTTGTGCGTCCGGAAGTGACGCGCGGTCGTGCGCAAACGCGAGTACAGGTACCACCATTGCGAATCCAGGAAATGCGTCAGCTCTTCGAAGGCGTATTCAGCCAGCTGCGACCCCTGGTAGTTGATCATGTCCTTTTCGTACTGCAGCGACCTGAACTGGATCAGTGACCCGTTTGGGAAGCGCCAGTGATGCGACGAGCTGTTAGGGCGCGCGCCCCAGATCGGATACAGCTTGAAGCTTTCTTCCCACAGCCCTCCGCCCACGGTCACCATGGGCATTTCGCGGCGAAAGATGACCCCGAAGTAGCCAGGGTAAAGCGCCGCGTGCAGGCCGAACCGAAACAGCGTCGACCAGCTCTTACCAGGGCCAGCGCGGCCGCCGAAAAACGTGATGTCGGCGCAGGATGCGACCGCCTGCGTCTGGGGGCCTGGATTCGGGCCGACGTGGATCTCTGCATCGTCGGCCATGCGTCAGCCGTCGGCGTCGCGTTCGTCTTCTTCCTGCGGCGTGTGGATGACGTAACGAACGTTGCTGCTGGTTTCGATCGGCCCCTGTTCTGGACCGCTGATCTCGGTGCGGTTCGGCAGCCGGAACATGTCGGGCAGCCGCCGCTCGAGCAGGTAGGCCCCAGCCTTCCAGTCCTTGCGGGTCGACTTCGAGATCAACAAGACTTGCGACGATGCCCATCGGGCCTTCGCGCGTTTCATTTCCAGACGGAAGCTCGCGTAAGGTTCGCGAGCGCCCTCCTTGCCCCCTTCGTGCATCCACGATGCAACCGTCTTCCAGGGCAGCCCTGCGGCTTCCGCAGCCAGCGGCAGCGGTGCGCCACTGAGAACGAACTGACGTAGCTCCTCCTGCACAGCGGGCGTCAGTCGTGTCTTCTTCCCGCGCTTAGCCGCCATGGCGGATCCGCTGCGCCTTGCCGCCAGACAGCGCTTCCCAGCGCTGGATGATGACGTCGCAATAGGCGGGCGAGAGCTCGATGCAGTGCGCGACGCGTTCGACTTGTTCGCACGCTGCCACCAGCGTTCCAGACCCCGCGAAGGGGTCGATCACGTCTTCGCCGCGTGACGAACTGTTTCGAATGGCGCGCGCATAGAGCTCGACGGGCTTCATCGTTGGGTGTGCATCGCTGGATCGGGGCTTGTCGATCTCCCATAGCGATGATTCACCGCGATCCTTGACCGCGTGATGCGCAGCGCCATCAAGCCATCCGTACAGGATCGGCTCGTGCTGATAGTGGTAGTCCGATCGGCCTAAGACGAACTGCTGCTTCGCCCAGATCAGCATGTGGCGAAGCGGGAAACCCGCATCGTCCAGGGCGGTCATCAGCGATCGCAGCTCGGGCCCTTGCGGTCCGGTGCAATAGTAGGCTGCACCTGGGCGAAGCAAGCTTCGGGCAGCCTTGAATCGCTGAAACCAGAAGCCGACCATTTCCTGCGGCGTCAGGTCGTCGCTGTCGATCTCCGTTTCGATCCGGTCGCCTCCATCCATCGCGTTTAGGTAGGCGTTCTTCGACCCGTAGCTCACGCCGTAGGGTGGATCGGTCACCATCAGCGCCGCGCCGCTGACATCCAGCAGGCTCGGTGCGTCTTCGCAGTCGCCGCACACCAGATGGTGATCGCCCAGCCGCCAGCGGTCGCCCAGCTTCGTCACCGGGTCGGCTGGCACGTCGGGAACGTCGTCGTCGTCCAGGGGCGTCGTGCGGTCGGATTCGGTCAGCAGCTTGTCGAGCTCGTCGTTCGTCCATCCAGCGATCAGCGCGTCCCCTGGATCGGCATCGCGCAGCAGCTGGGTCAGCAGGTCGTCATCCCAGCCGGACCGCTCGGTCAGCTTGTTGTCGGCCAGCGCCAGCATGCGCAGCTCGGCATCGGTGCAATCGATGAAGCGCACCGGGATGCGCTCGAGCCCCAGTGCGGTCGCTGCTTTCCATCGCGTGTGACCCGCGATGATCATGCGGTCGCGTCGACGCGCCAGCAGCGCCGAACCGAAGCCCCACGCCTTGATCGACGCAGCCACGCGCTCGACGTTGTCATCGTTCTTGCGCGGGTTCTTCGGCCAGGGGATCAGGCTCGCTGGCGCTGCCCATTCTGCCGCCGCTTCGGCCTTCGGCTTTTCGGTAGCTGCGGGCCCCTTGCCCGCCTTACTGACGCGCGCGTTGCTACTGTTTTTCGTTGCCGCCCTAGCCATCGAGCCCCCTTCGCCCGGGTCATCCGCCAGGATAACAGGGGGGCCTAGCCGGTCCGCGCTGCATCGCGTGCCCCCTTATAGGGGATCAGGCATGCGCGGCCGCCCCTGAGGCCCCCTGACGTTCCGCCGCGGGCGTTTATAGGCCGGGCGTCCACGAAATCCCCCCGGATGCGCCCCAAAAATGGGCAGCCCAGCATCGTCGGGCGGGCACGTCGCGCGGGGCCCCTCGGCGGGTGCCCGCCCACATGGTATCGCCTTGTATTTCGGTATTACGTTTATTACAATGGGGATCCCGACCGGGAAGGCGCCCGGGGGGATGCAAGGAGTGTTGTCACCATGGAACGAAAGCAGAACCGCAGCAGGTCACCGAGGATCCGCGACTTGTGCGCGCTGGCGTCGACGGTCTTCTACCGGGTGCATCGGGCGAACGGGATCAGCAAGACGCGCCGCGTTTCGTACTTCCAGGCGATGCAGGTCCTGGTAGACGCGGCAGCGTGGGGACTGACGTCGGCGCTTCGGCGGGTGGCATCATGATCCCCGAAGGCTGGAAGGTATCGCGATACCAGATGCGCGTCGGCGAGGCGCTCTATCACGTCGAAGACTTCGGCACCGGCACGTGGTTTGTCACGGTCTTCCCGAACTACGGTAGCGGCTGCTTCAAAAACACGCTCGTGCACCATGGAGGCTTCAGCAGCGCCGCGGATGCGATGGGCGCTGCGAATGCGCACGCCCATGCGGTCGCGCGCGCCCTCTGCGGCCCCGTCAACATCGACGCCGACGGGCGCCCCGTGGAGGCCCCATGACCGGCTTCGAACCGCTGTGCGACGCCTGCGGGCTGCCGCTGGATGGCGACCACGTCACGCGCACCGAGCTGTGCGGCCTGACCGACGGCCCTGGCTTCTACTGCTGCACGCGCCCCGAATGTCCTGGGAACGAACCGGGGCTTGGGCGCGTCGAACGCTTCTGGCGGTACGTGAAGCATTGTCCGCCGGCCAGGCTGCGCGACCTGTTCCCGTTGGGGCGCGCGACCGTGCACGGCGATCCGATCGCGATGCCCCCGACGCAGGCGGGCTTTGCCGACCTGCTCCCGGGCGACTGCATCCGCACGCACGCCTATGGCGCCGCTGGCATCCCTGGCGTCGTCGTCGCGGTCACCGGATGGAGCTGCACCGTGTGTCATCCGCACCTGGGGCAGTTCGCGACGATCATGGACCGCGCCAGCATCCGCAAGGTGTCCCCCGATGATGGGCGCCTGGCGCGACTGCGAAGGCTGGGCGATGCGATGGCCGAGCTCGAAGACGTGCTGCGCACCCGGGCGAATCGATTGGCTGAACGCCAGGCCGCACAGCGGCGCGCGGCATGGAAGGACGATGGACAATGCGACGACTGACGATCGACATGAAGCTACCGCGACCGCTGCCCACGACCCGCGTGGCCGTGTACGGCATCCCGGCGCAGGAATCGACCGACGGATCGCACCAGGTGTGCCTGCGCATGTCCGCCCCCGAAATGGCAGCCAATCGGCGCTGGCTGCTGCTGGGGCACGTCCCGCTCAGCGCCATCGGCGCCGATGTGCAGACGGCCCTCGAGGCAAACGCAGACCTGATCGCCGATGCGCTGGACGGCTATCTGGGCGCCGAATGGGACGGTCAGCGGCACATCGGGCGCTGGGCGACCGACACGGGACACCCAGCCCCGGAGCAGCAAGACGGGGCCCTGCAGCGCGTCACCGAAGCGCTGGATCGCGTGCGGTACCGGCCCGCTGCAGCGGTCTGGTTTCGGCACTGGCGGATCGATGTCGACCTGGCCGCGCCCCCGGGCGCGTCGCTGGACGAGATCGTCGCCGCCGAGCTCGAAGTCGCGCGCGAAAACGACTTCGCGATCCTGGATCCCGCTGACGTGCGCGCCTACCTGGTGCGGACGGCTGCCGAATGGCTCAAGGCGCACCAGGACTGGCAGCACGACGACATCAGGCCGAACAGCGCGTTCGATCGCATGACCGCGATCGTCAAGGAAGGGGGCAGCACGTGAAGGCGAAGCTGAAGCAGGCGATCGAATGGGCGCGTGCGGCGAAGGCGGGCGATGCCCTGCAGCTGCACGGCGATGACTTCAATTTCGGCTACACGGACCACGAGCTGGCGGTGCTGCAGCAGGTCCTGGTGTCCCGCGGGCTGACCCTGGCGGGCGACGACAACGGCATCACGGCCCAGCCGCTGCGCAAGGCGGCGCCATGATCACGCGCAAGCGGAAGAAGGCTGGGCGCCCGCGCTTGGGCGCCGAAGAACGATCGCAGACCGTCACCGTCAAGCTGACCCCGGATGTGCGGGCAGCACTCGAGCGCCTGATGGCGCTGCACAAGCTGACCAGGTCGCAGGCGATCCGCGCTGCGATCATCGAAACCGAAAGAAGGCAAGAACATGGCTAGGACATCGAAGAGCTCGAAGGCGATCGCGCAGGCGGTCAGGCTGGCCCCAGGGGCCTACGCGCTGGGCAAGGCGACCGCGATCGCGGGCGGACGCCCGGACTGGATGCGGGCGAAGGGTCACCTTCGGGTGATCACGGGCAGCCCCACAGATGACGCGCTGGCAAGCGCCTACGCGGAAGGGTTCGAAGCGGGGACGCGTCTGTCGATCTGGATCGGTACGCTGCCCGTCGACGCGCCTGCGACCGACGTGGGTGAGCTGCCTGGGCTGGGCGTCGACCAGGGGGGCAGCGATGGCGACTAAGACCGGGCGTAAGGCCATGCCGAAGATCGGCGACCACGTTTCGTTGATCGCCTACGGCGCGCGGCGCGATGGGCAGATCATCGATCTGAAGGGAACGCGCGCGCTGGTGGAATACGAACGCACGGGGCGCTTCACCTGGTCAGTGGTCCAGGGGTGGCGCGAACTGTCGGCGCTGACGTTCGTCAGGTCGGCTAGCGTCGATGACCGCCGAAGCCAGAACGGCTTCGGTGCTGCGTTGTGCGGTGCGCTTGCCCAGAACGCGCGCGCTAGCAAACGGGGTGACCCATGACCGCGCAGGCCGATCACATCGCGCCCCAGTACGTCATCCGGGCCCTGACGGGTGCGTGCGAAGCGCTGCCCGACCAGTACCTGACCACCCTGCAGAATGCCGTCGGCGGCTGGATCGAACAGATCCCAGCGACCGGCGATCTCACGATGTTCGCGAACGAAGACGGGCGCGCGCGGCGGCTGCCCTACAACTTCGTTGCGTCGCGCATGGCCCATCAGCAGCTCTTCGGCGATGTCGTCGTGATCGTCGATCTGACGCCTGACGATGCCCCCGCTTACCCGGGGTCGGTCGATGAATAGCGTCGCACCCAAAGCGCGGCCGCGCTGGCGCGCGCCGATGGCGTCGACCCTGCAGGCCAGGATCAATCTGTGTGCACGGATCGCCGAAGCGGCCCTTCGCGACCGCGACATCCCCCTGTACGAAATCGCGAGCCATGGCTGGGCCGTCGGGATGGCGATGGCCCAGCTACAGCCACAAGCGGGCATGGCTGCCACGATCGTCGTGGGGCCTGACCGCTACGGCGCGACCGTGACCGACGTCACCCCGACGATGGTCTGGGCGCGCATGGAAGACTGGCGGCGTCTTCGGGCACCGCTGCACGTCATCGAGCCTGGGGGCGCCCTGTACCATTTCGCGCGCGGGCCCGAAGGCGAGCTACGAACCGCACAACGCAGGCTGATTGTCGGCATGCGTCAAACCGCACTGCTGTGATGACCAAGGAAGAAGGCGAGAACATGGAACACGAAGAGCTATCCGAAGAAGCCAGGCGCGGGATCATCCTGGGCCGCGCGATCAAGGAGCTGCAGAAGCTTCAAACGCGCTTGCAGAACGATTCGCCGATCATCGTGAGGGTGCACGCGCATCGCTTCGATTGGAAGGCGGATGAATCGGGGCTGCGCAGCAAGGCGGCGGGCGTCGAAGCCTGGGCGGATGACCGGATCGTCGGCATGGCGGTCGGAACCGCGATGCTGATCATCGATCAGCCGCTGGACGGCGCGACGACGCGCGCCGCCGAAATGCTCGAAGCGCTGCTGACCCTTCTGCCGGAGCTGCGATGACATGCCGAACCATTGCCACAATGACCTGTACGTCAGCGGCGCGGCAGACCGCGTGCAGCAGCTGATCGATCTCGTCGGGATCGATCGCGGCGTCTTCGACTTCCATGCGGTGATCCCCGAGCCCGCGATCTACCAGGTGCGCGACGCCGAGCACATTCGGGCCTTCGGTCGTGACTACCAGCTGAAGGACGACGCAGCCCAGCAGGCCTTCATCGCGAAATGGGGCGACGACAAGAACGGCTTCAACAGCGGCGGCTTCGAATGGCGCACCCAGCACTGGGGCACGAAATGGGGCGCCTATGAAGTCCTGCGGCGCGACTACGGCGGGCTCTGCGTGACGTTTCAGACGGCGTGGGGCCCATCGCTGCCGGTCACGGCAGCACTGGCGATCGCGTTCCCCGACCTGCTGATCAGCCATGAATACTTCGAACGTGGCTACCAGATCGCCGGTGGCGTGACGTTCGAGCCTGGAGAGCCAGTCATCCAGTGGCAGATGACTGGCTACTGCGGGACGCGCGGCGGATAAAAGCGGGCGGGCGGCCTCGGAAGAAAGCCGCCCGCCCATGGCCCTAGCACGGCGCAACGAAGGCCCGACGCTATCACGGTGTCGGGCCTTCGTTGCAAGGATCTTCCGGCCCGACCCAGGCCTGCAGGTCGTCGAACCTGGCGACGATCGCGTCGCAAACGCCCATCGGCGCGGCGGACATCGTGAAGGACAGCAGAAAGCCCGAGATCGTTTCCGAGCTCTGATGCAGGTCTAGGCACTGCAGATCAAGCGGATCGTCCGCAGATGGATCCAGGGCTTTGAAGTCGCAAGCCCCATCATCAGTGCCCAGCAGCTGCAGCAGCGTGTCCACGCTTGCGGACGGCCCCGACACGAACAGCTGATAGGTCACAGCGGCCGCTCGTCGCCGACGTCGCACATGATCTCGGCCCACAGATCGGGCCAGTTCGCGGCCAGCTGGCGCGGTGTCGTGACGTAGCGCGAGCCCACCTTCGTCGTCGCGCCTGCACGCTGCAGCCAGCGGCGGGTCTTCTGCGTGTCCCATTGAAGGACCGTGGCGATCTCAGCGGTCGTCAAGATCCGTCCCCCCATGCGCGACCTCCGCGAATAGCCTACAGGCGCCCGCGTAGGCGGTCCACGCTTGCCGCTTTGCTTGCTCGATCAGCAAGGTGCGCCAGGCGTGCGGCTGCACGGCTTGCACTTCGACCTCCACGCCCAGCTGTTCGGCCGAGCTCAAGCCCAGATCCACAGCCCTGGCACGCTTGCGCGACCGCCGTAGCAGCTGCATCCCGGCGGGCGTCAGCGGCAGCAAGGCGAACAGCCGCCCATGCGGCGTGCGGCCCCAGCGGGCCCCCTGGTCGCCGTAGTACGCCGCCAGGATGAGCACCGCATCGGCGTCTTGCTGGCCCAGCCGCTTCAGCAGCCGGGAAATGTGCGCGTAGCGGCGGATCAGCCCCTCTTCGGGACTGTTCCCGCTGGCGGGCTCCGACCCGCCGCGCGGGCGGGCGGTCAGCGCCCCTGGGGGCGGTTCGTGGGGCTTGCGGTCCAGCTGCGCGCGGAACAGCTCGGGGTCGATGTGCCTGGGCACGTGATACAGGGCCTGGCGGTCCAGGATGGCGCCAAAGGGCGATCGTTCGTTCAGCGTCTGCCCAGCGCCGAAATACCAGTCAAGATCGGCCTCGAGGCGTAGCGGCATCGGCTGGCGCGCGACGGTCAT